TTTGACAGAAAACGCACCGCTGCCAGATGGATAAGCATAAAAGCTGCCCATTACACTAGATAACGTGCCCGTGATGTTGGGCAGACCGGCTTCCACCATGGCACCGGGCAAGCGGGTGAGGGACGCACCCATCAGAACCCGGTTCTGCGCGATTCTTTCCCAGCTGCCACCGAACAGTTCGGCGGGGCTGGTGGTGTCGGTGCTCTGGTAGATGCTGCCCACGGGATGGTCTGCAAGCTTTTGCGCTTCAAGAAGACTGTTTACTTGTTCCCGTGTGTAGTAGTCGGATAAATCAGCTTTTTGCACGCTGTCCTTCCATACGCCGGTGTCACTGTCCCATGTCCAGATGGTATCGGTCGTTCCGACCACTGCCCACCAGCCGTTTTCGCCCACTGGTACAGCCGTCTTGAGGGCTTCCGGCGTGGCATACCAACCCTGTGCACCAATGGTGATGGTGCGCACCTGCTCGAAATATTCTTTTGTGCCTTGCAGGTTCTTGGCGGACTCCGTCTCGGACGCTTTTGCGGCGGCCTGGCTTGCAGCGGCGGCTTTTTCACTTGCCGAACTCTGTGCCGCACTTTCTTTTGCTTCTTCTGCGGCGTTTAAAGCGCCTGCAACAGTGCTCAGTTCATTAAGTGTTGATGCGTTGATTGGAGTGCCCTCAACGCTAGGCTCATCGTTTCGTACGAGCGTTACAACCTCCGATGTGCCGTCTTTCTTAACCATCGTCCATCGACCCGGATATTTCGCCACACGGTCTTCAAAAACCATATTGTCCCTCCCCGGTCATATATTCGCCAGAAAATGTAACGTATGTTTTAGCAAGCGTTTCAATGTCGAGCAAAATTTGCTCGATTTGATTTATCGTTGAAAAATCGAGTTTGTTCATGCTTTCTGGCGTATTTGCAATAGCAGATGAGCCAGAGCATTTAGCACGAATAGAGTTGATGTTAGAAAGCCAACGTGTTGCATCGGAGACTTTCATATATCCATCGACTGTCCAATCAGTCCGAACAGAAACGGATGCACCAACGATGGAGCCAAGCTCTTGAATACCGGATTCTATACGGTTAAAATCCGTATAGTTTAAAGCGCCCTTCATACCGGCAAGCCATTCCGATTGTTCGGCTTTTGTCCACGTTCCTGTTCTCGCCTTTGCAGTGATTTCTTTTACGTGGTTAACATCCGATTGCGTTCGGTCTGTAATCCATTGGCCCATAAGCTACTCCTCTTCAATTCTTCCTTGATATCCAACCTTCAAATTCTGAGGGACGGTGAATGCTGGTCGGTAGCATTTGTAATTAGGATCGCCAGAACCAATGCAGTTAAAGTAAGAAAATTCGTTTCGATTGTCTGAACTCACGAGGTGAATCTTGTCATAATACTCCGAAACCACAATAGAACGATAATAGATATCTCCGACAGAAGAATCCATTCCCCACCATTCGAGGTGAGTAATAGGGGTTCTTGTCCATTGTTGATACGCGTTTGCTACGCCGCCGTAAGTATAGAACGGCCCTTTAGAAAGTTCTTTTGCGGTAGGAAGAGTGCTTCCCTCTGCGTTGCATCCATACCCCCACATTTTACTAACGTAGTCACTATTATTGTCAGGAAAATCATAATATATTTCTTTTGCTGAAGGCAAAAACACACTACGAGACAACGTAGACACAGCAGAAGGCTGATATTGTCCAGAATCGTTCCTTTTAAACGCGGGAGTGTAATAGAAGGTGGTTTTCCCAATTTTTTCTTGCATGAAAGCAGAAAGAGACTTTTTAAAGTTTCCATTCAATAGAGCATCAATAGTGCTTTTTGAATATTCCGAAGGGGTTGTCTTTTTGCTATCCCATGCAAAATCCTCTGTACCGTCACCAAAAATTGAATCTTTATGAACCAAAAGCGTTCTTCCAGTCCCGTTTAATTCAGGCTCATAATTATGCTTTGACACAAGGAAAGCGGTGTAAACGCCAGCAATCGAAACGTAAACAATGTCGCCTTCTTTGAGGTCGGAAATCTCGTCCGCAATCGTAGTAGCGTTACAAGAAGCAGAAAGGCTTGCGACTGTAGCTGTGATCGTTGCATTTCCGCTGTGTAAATACGTGACGTTGCAGACAGATACGCCGCGTTCGTTCTTGATAACATTCAACTCAACGATACCAGCAGGAGATGCATTCCAAACAATAACAGGGGAATCGGCAGATGCAGGGGCAAGCGTTGCAGTGAGCGTGATCGTATCGGAAGGATGTAAGTAAATCTCAGAAGCGTCGATTTGTAACGAATCAACGTCTTCAATCATATACCCGGTAACGGAACCCTTGAAGCTGCCATTAAACGTGTAAGAAACGTCCGTAATCAGCAAGTTAGAAGAATATCCAAACTGATGATTGAGCTTGACAAAATCAAGAGCATCGTTGTGCGGGCTTGCACGATAAGACAGGGTAGCTTTTCGACGATTGGAAAGGACTTTATAGCTTTCAGTTAGAACATTTTTTGGCTGGGAGACAATGGAAGAAGAAATAAGTGCATTGTTCACACTTTGCGTAACGCCATCGCCCGTAGCACCGTTCGGATATAACGATGAAGCCCCATTTAGAGAGTAAGAGATGTTTTTTAACTTATTAGAAAAAGTGATTTCTGGATACTGGTAATCATTGATTTCAGTGATTTCATAAATGTCAGACTTGTTTTCAGGAAGGTACGGGACTCGGTCAATCCGAATCTCACCGTTTCTTGTCTGATACAAAGCCATACCTGCTGCGTTAGCGGAAAGCTGTAGCACATCAGCGTTTTTATACGAAGAATTTCCGTTACTAAAATCAGTTGTATAATTTTTCAAAGACTCATTGATGTAATAGCTGATGCCAGAAACATCAAGAAGTTCCAAAGCGTCATAGCATATTTCGTATAAAGTGCCGCTTTTTCTTCCGGTGTATGGTGAATCGATTAAAAATGCCAAAGCATCGCGGGCTTCAAAGGAAGCGGTAATGCCATTAGAAGGAATGCTCCAACTAGAAAGGTAAAACTTGCCTCCGTTAATCCATTCGGTCTGCCCGTCCAAGTCCATGCCATACTTTACAAAAACAGCTTGGCGTTCATACAGATACTTGTAGAGACCATCGGGGTTGATAGGATTCCATTTTTGGTCACTGTTATCAATGGAAAAAGAAATTGAATCCTTAGAAAGCTGGCCGGAAATTGGGTCGCGCTTTGATTTATGGGAATACGACAGAAGGTCTGTTTTGCTAAATCTCACACGCTGTCCGAATTCTACTTGCGAGATACGAGCTCTTCGGTTTGGAATACACCATTCAAGAACCTCAATAACAACCGAATCATAATTGGAAATTTCAAATTCAATTGAAGTTTCGATAGAATCGTTGTTGTCAATTTGCTTTTCCAAAAGAAGAACGGTTCCTTTGTAAGCGGAGACTTTAAATGATTTTGCCCACTCATTTAAAATTTCAGACCAAACGATTGTCAGGCCCGGTATTTTTTCTTCGTGGATTTTACTAAAAGAAAATGTGATGGTTGGGTGATTGAAGCTTGATACGCATTCACCGCTTACATAGCCGCATTCCTGATACGGTTCAGAATCCGGGACGATACCAAGACTTCCATCCAAAACCCAAAAATTAGTTTCGGCAGTCGCATAATTTCCAGAAGCGGAAATGTCTAGATCAGTGATGGATGTCACGTTGCTAAACACGGTTTGCGAACCTGAACTTGCAATAGCGTCCGTTTGCGCCGCATCATCAGCTGCATGATAAGTAATCTGAATAAAAGTTTCGGGTACAAGCGTATTATTATATTGTGAAAGCCACTTATCGGACGGCTTTACAGACATATAAAATCACCACCTTTAGACCTCAACCAGGCTCAAAGAACAATCCGTCCATCCCATCACATTTCCGGTGTTTGGGCCCCTTCGCCACATTCCGGCCGTTCGGTCGGAAACATACATCTGACGTGTGGAATAAGAAGCTGTTGCTTGATTGTAAAATCGTACCGTGCAATAAAAGTTTCTAGTGAATGGGCCGATAACAGAAGCCCATTGTTTTGCGGTAAGGTAGTTCCACTTGAGAGCCACTTTTGCAACGTCATGTCGAACCACAGAACCGACAACCTTGCCTTGCACATTGCGACCAGAATCAACGATGGTTGAAGTCGTTGCGCTATAAGAGGAAGGCTCTGGCAAATCTACGCCGTTCACTGATACAAGAGCTTGCATAATTCACCGTCCCTTCCTTAATAGCTATACACTTCCGTACCCATGATTTGCACGCCGCGGTCAGCCTGCTGCTTTTCAACCGAAGCGGTAATCTGCTTTCCGTCAATGAACAGTCTGACTTCCTTGCCGCCTGTAATTTCATCACCATAGCGCTGGAAAATATCAAGAAACGCATTATAGCAGCCGTTGTAAACCGCGCCTTGCAGGTCAGAAGAACTTGTTGCTCCGGATGATGTATTGCTGTAGTATCCGCTTGCAGAAGTGGTAGAACCTGTAGAAGCATCGTATTCAGGGGTTCCGACGTAAGAAGAATTGTCAGTTGAATATTTCCCACCGAGATTACCCACAATGCCCGCAATCGCAGCACCTAAGGCAATCGCGGCTGCGCCAACAATGAGTGCTACAGGAATGCCGAAAACTGTAGACGAAAGCGCACCGGCAATAGAAGTAAGAAGGCCAACGAACGCAGAACCAACAGTTCCAATCAAGCCACCCATTGCGGCAAAAATTTCAGGGAAAGAGCTTACAAGGCCACCGAAAAGGCCTTGACTGATTGCGATGCCAGTGGTAGCTAAAGGCACCTTCAATGCGCTAATTGATGCAGAGATCGTAGTTCCAAGATTGGAAACGCTCTTTACGATATCCCCAAAATTGTTTGTGATACCGCTCCAGATAACCTTGCCAGCTTTTAACGCTTCATTAAACAGGGTTTTGGACGCATCCTTTAAAATTCCAGCAATGTTGGAAATAAAGCTTTGTGCGTATGCTTTTACCTGATTTTGGTTTTCCTCTCCCATCGCCTGCCAGATAATAGCAGTGGCAGTCGTACCAATCGTTTTTAGGTCGCCGTTCTGCACAGCGTTCCAAAGATTCTGTACCGTGCCGAAGAAGTCATTCTGCAAGCCGGAGTCAAGTTCCTGCCACTTGCTGTCCAGACCGTTGAAGAAGCCATCAACGAAATTCGTTGCGGTGGTTGCGCCATAGTCAATCATCTCGTTGCCCTTCTGCTGAACAACGTTTGCCAGATTTGTCATAGCTTGTTCGACGTAAGGAAGTGCTGCAGTGATACCGTTCGCAAGGCCTTGGTCAATAAACTCGCCAAAGCGTTCAAACAGGGCGGAAGGAGAGTGGATTTCAGTGTCGTTCGTAAACTTGTCAATAATGGCTTTTGCAAGTCCACTAACAGTTTTCTTGGCATTCTCAATGCCTTTGTTGATACCATCAATCAAGCCCTGAACGATGTTTTTGCCATAGTCCAAAAATTTTGCGGGGAGATTTTTGATTGTATCGACCAAACTGTTCCAAGCCTTGTCCCAGTTTTCTTTGAATCCGGACCACTTCTGGTTCCACCACTCGCCAACGCTGACAAACCACTGCTTTAAGCCTGCACTCGCTTGGTCAAGCGCCTGAATTGGATGCTGGACAAACCCGGGCAAGCTTTCCCATGCAGTCTGAAAATTAGTGCTGAACCCTTGCCACTTTTCATCCCACCACTCACCAACGCCGACAAACCAGTTTTTTAAGCTCTCGCTTGCCTTGTCGAGAGATTCTGTAATTTTGTCCCAGTTTTGATAAATCGCAATACCGACATCGGTCAGACCGCCGACAATCAAACCAATCAGTGTGCCGATACCTGTACCAATCGGGCCTCCAAGAGAGCCGATAATTGCACCAATACCTGCACCAGTCATTGTCGAGCCAAGCGGAATCAAAATTCCGTTTAACGTGTTTAAGCCATTCTTGACAGCATCGTAAACGCCCGTTACAAACATAGGTATGCCGGTTACTACTCCGCCAACTGCTGCTCCAATAATCGCACCAGCAGTAGAGCCGCCAGCCGCTTTAATGGCCGTTCCAACAGCAGTATTGCCAAAGCCGGTCACGATAAACTGAGCAATTCCTTTACCAAGAATGGCTGCGCCTGTAGTTCCAATCAAAGCGCCAAGAACAATTTCAGCGAAATTTTTCCCATTTACGCCATTTTCAATCGCATCTTTAATGCCTGTAATCTCAAGGACGATGCCCACTGCAAAAACACCAAGACCCAAAACAATGGATTTCAATGCGTTCATTTTGGAGATAGCGTCCACAATATCCGTAATAAGATTTGTGAGCTTCCAAGCGGCAAGAGCGGTTGCTACGGTCGCTATAAGAGGAAGCATAGCCTTGATTTTCTGCTTGATAGCATCAATCTGCTTTGCAAACTCTTCGTTGTACTGCTTGAACATATCGTAGCCGGACAGGTCTACATCGCCCAAGATATTGCCAGCAGATGCACCACCGCCAGAGCCGGAGCTTCCCTGTGTAGGGTCAATGATGTTCAGCTCATCAAAACCCATCGTGTAGTCCTTGAGGGCTTTGGCGGCTTTCTTTGTCGAATCGGTTGTGTTATCCATTGCGTCACCAATGCCACCAACGCTGTCAGCGCTTTTAGTGAAATCAGTAAACACGACCTTCACACCCATCAGCTTTGCCACCCACTGGACAAATTCTCGGATAAGTTGTACGGCGGCAATCAGCGGGGGAAGAATGGACTTCATGGCAGGGTAGAGCAGAGAGCCAACAGACTTCGCCAGCATATCCAACTGCGCTTTCAGAATCTTAATCTGGTTCGCAGGGCTTTGGATGGTCTGTGCAAGGTTGCCCTGCACATTGGCAGTCTGCTTCATAATGGCAATGTAACGCAGAATCGCCTTATCCGCCTGAGACAGACTAGATACCTGTTTGTTAAAGCCCAAAGCAAGAAGCTCTTGCTGTAACCGCGCCTGAGACAGGTCAATGCCCAAACGGCGAATAGGCTCAATCTCACCAGAGATTGCGGAGGACATTGCGGTAAAGGTCTCTGCAACGTCCTTGTTCCAATAGGAACCTTCGTCATAGGCAAGCTGAGTTAGGTTCTTAGACAGAATGTATGCCTTGTCGCTGGCCAGACCAAACGAAGTACCCAAGCTCTGGATGGTAGCCATGTAGGTCATTGCTTTGGTCGGGTCAACGCCAAGTAAACCTTGCATCTTGCTAATGAGCGTATCGGCTTCACCGCTCAAATTGCCCATAGCATTATGAAACAGGTCTGTTGCTTCATAGAAGTCGTTAAACTTCGCAACAGCGTTGCCAAGATACTCAGCGATAGCTTTCAACGAAACCAGCTTTGCCATGTTCCGCATAAAGCCGTTCATCTGATTGGACAGGCTGAGATAGCTCTTGCGCTGCTTTTCGTTGGCAGCGGTCACACGGTTCGCCTGTGTAACCACCTTGCTCAACTGCGGAGGGAGCTTTGCAAAAGCGTTACCCACCTTGTCAAGCTGAGATGCAAGGGGAGTGAGGGCGGTAGCTAGTTTTTGACAGGCTGTAGAAAAATCGTCCACCGTCTTGCTATCTAGTTTCTGCGCAAGGTCGGGGACTTTATTGAGCTGGTTCAGAACGCTTCCGAGATTTTTCAGATTGCTAAAATCCAGAACAGACAGCGGAGCAAGTCCGTTCATCAACAGCCGAGAACTTTCAGCGAGCCGGGTATAATCCGCTTTATTTGCTTCAGATACTGCTTTTGGAATCCGGCGTAAAAGGCTCACAAAACTACTTAATCCCTCCGGCGCAGTGACGGCAGGAAGATTGTTGAAGCCGTTCAAGACAGACTTGACATCGTTAACGTCAGTGCTAATGCCCTGCACGCCACTGACCGCTTCTGGAATTTTTTTAATTGCATTGATAGCACTTTTCAGACCTTTTGGGTCTTGAACGCCAGCCATAAGGTCAAAAGCATCTGTAACATCGAGCATGGTATCAACGCTATCAGAAAGAGTACCCATGCCAGTGAGAGATTCTGGGAGTTTGGCGATGCTTTTTGCGAGTGTGTTGATACTCTTTGCGCTTTCGCTTGCGTTGACCTTTGCGATACCCTCAATAAACTGAGTGACCTTTTCCAGACCGCTAAAATCACCCTGTGCGGACTTGAGTGCCGCCAACGAATTGGTGAGCTTATCCAGCCCATCAATTACCTTCGATACGTTACCCTTTGTTCGCAAATTAGAAATGGCGGTAGCGAGCTTGTCGATATTAAGCTCTGCGCCCTGCGATTCCGCAGAAATTTCTACGGATAAGCTCGTAATATCAACATCAGCCATCACTACCACCATCACTTTCCATCATAGAGAACATCATTCTCTTGATTCGCTCCTGCGCCTCAACTGCGCGTTGGTATTCATACTCGTCTTTCTCCTTTTGAGTAAGGGGAATCGGTCTATCCATGTACTTGATAGGCTTAGACCCTTTCTTTCGGAACATATTGCCAACCGTAGAGGAAAGCGCAGACGCCATGTAAAAGCCATTTCTCCACGCTTCTGCGTTGGCTCTGCGTTCCCGTAGCTCCTCTGCGTCACGGTAAACCTTCGCCAGCCAGACATCGCCGTACCAGAATTGGTCGTAGGTCATGCCGATGGAGATGTAATAGGCCTCTACATCGTGGAACAGCTTGGAGAAGGAGAATGGCTCTCCCTCTCCGTCTGTTTCCTGAGATTGTGCGGTTACACAATCTCCCACGTTGCGTTTTTTGCGGTCTTGTCCTCAGTGTCAGTTGCCAGCAGGGACTTGGAAGCGTCCATGAACATCTCAAGCAAAGCGCTCATCAGCTCTTCCTTCTCCTCGATGTGCTGGAACATCTCGTCAGTGACCTTGCGCCTGATGCCCTTGTTCCGAGCAATGAAAGCGCCGTAGAACAGGGCACGAGAGTTAGACAGCAGATTGGTCATCTGGGTGTACTGGCCAATCTGAAAACCTGCACGCTCAGCAGCTTCCACACTGTCACGGGTGAAAGTCAGCTCGTAAGTGTTCTTACCATCGGGGGAATGAAAGTTGATAACCTTAGCAGCCATAATAAATGCTCTCCTTTATAAATAGGGGCAGAACCAAATCCGTTGTTCAGTTCTGCCCGGTTTGATTGATTCGATTTTTGCGGTTTAGCCGCCGTTGACAGTCAGGGTCTCGCTGAACTCAGGCTTCTTGGTGAAGATGCAGTTGATGGTCATTTCCACAACCTCGTCCACGCCGAAGCCGGACAGGCCAACCTGATGCATACCCTGCCAAGTGAAGCCGGAGCCGTCCTGCATCTTCAGGGCGTAGTACTTCACGGCGTTGCTCTCGGAAGTCTCATCATAGCCAGCGGTCTTGACCTTCGTATAGTCGGCCTTGTTGTAGTTGGCGGTGAAAGACTTGGTGTCGCTCTGGATGATGCCGAAGATGTTGACCTGCATAGGGTCAGACAGGGTGGTGGCATCCAGAAGGTTCGGCTCAGAGATCAGGTCGGGCACATCCTTGATGTCGCACAGCTTCGTCAGAGCGGTTGCGCTGTCGCCACAATACAGGGTGGTATTCAGACCGGAGATAGCAGTACTCATAGAATGTTTACCTCCTTAATTTCGGTAAATCATTCCGTCCTCTCCGATTGTTGCCCCGTAGCTGCAATCAATCCGATAGACGGAATTGTTGTACAGCCCATTCAACGGGGCAAACGATTTGCGATAAAATTTAAGCGGTTCAAGAACAGAATCCACGATTCCAACGATGGAACGTGCTTCTGCAATGCGCCCGGTGTTCTTGTTGGAATAGACACGCACACGCAGGGAAACGGCAGCATACTTGCTGTGACCAGCAGAATCAATGTGCACAGGAAGGTTGCTATTTTCCTCTATCTGCACACACGGAAACTTCTTGACATTGCTGTCATTGATTTCGCCAGTGACGAAGATGCCGGGAACTTGCTTTCGCAGTTCCTTAGCAACAACCGTGAAGATAGAGTTGAAATAATCAATCAACTATTCCAAACCTCCCTCCACGTTGCTTCGACTTGAGAAGCCATTTCCTCAACAGCTCCCCACATAGCCATAGCTGGTTCATTACCATCGGTGTAATTCAACTGGCCTTTGCCATCCACCTGTTTGACAGGCGTTCCAGCATTGCCGGATTCGCCGTAGTAGTACCATCTGCGGTTTGCACCTTGCCCTTTGCCGTAGGAGCCATGCGCACCAACGCCGGGCGGCAACTCACCGCCATATCCGTTATGGTGTGCGCCAGTGCCAAACTCGATAAAAGCAACCGCCTTGCCCTCCGCAACAATGGTACAAGTCTTGTCTTTTTGGTCGATGTGGCATTCCACGTCATTGGAGCCAGCGTATTCCGCGTTAGCGAAACGCACCTTTGCAACTTCAAGCCCCAACCAAGAAAGACGAAAAGCAAACGCTCTAGCCTTTTTGTTCAGGGTGGTCTTGTACTCCTGTATCTGACGTTCCGCATCACGAAGTCCGGCATCACTCAACCTCACTTTAATTTTCACTTGCAGCCACCTCTTTCAGCGCATACAGCGTGTCCGTGATATGCTCTGCGACCTTGACCACAATATAATTGAAGGGCTTTGCAATGTCCGTCTGAAACCAGACGTGCGTTCCTTCGTAAAGTGGGGTATTGCGCTTTTTGCTGGACGAACTGACAACGTAGCTGTAATCCGTGAACGCTCCAAAAGGGTTTGCTTCCGCAGAACCAGTAGGAGGGCTGACGTTCAGCATCAGCTTTGCGGGGGTGCTCCACGATTTGTATGCGGATTCGCCAGTCTCGTTGCCCCATTCGTCCACAACAGGCGTTTTCTCGCCGACTGGGTTTGAATACCACAGCGGGCGTTTATCCAGCGGGCTTCCATTGAACATCAGCCGATAACACCTACTCTCGGAACCACTTCATTCAGCAGGGACTGCGCCACATCGGAGCTTTCCCACACACGAGTGATGCCGTTGTTGGTATAGCTCGTCTGTCCGTTTGCACCGATGTGGTTATACAGTTCCGCTGCAATGCGTATCTGCAACGACTGATACTGCGAGGGCAACTCGTCCGGCCTGTTACCGAAGGGGTAGCCCTGCGCAAATATCTTGTCTTTGGCGAAATCAAGCAGCAGGTCGAAGAGTGGGTAGTCCTCGTCCGTGATTTCACGGTCAAGTGCAGGGGCGATGTACTGCCCCAGCTTGACTGCCGCTTCAGAATACTGGTTTCCCATGCTGCTTTCCTCCTTTCGCCTTAGTAAGCCTTGATGCAGTACACAGCGTCCATGCGCTCAAAGGACGGCAGGACGATTTCGGAGACGTAGATGTTGGTGTTGACAGGATGCACGGTCTGCTCGGTGGTAACAGCAACGCCAGTGTTTACAACGGAAACCTGTGCGTTGGAGATGCCAGCCATCAGGTCGGCTTCCTCAGGGGTGGCAACATAGTACATATTGCCCAGAGAGCCAGAAGGAGCCAGCACGACATAGCCATCAGGCAGATACTTTTCGGCAGCAGCGGTCTCCTCCGGCTTGAACATCTTGTCGTACAGATGGATGCGAATGCCAGATGCGCTTTCGATAACAGAACGTGCTTCAGAATCGACAAGAACGGCGGTGGCGGTCTTCATAACCGTCAGGAACCGGTTCTTGATTTCATCCGCAGCAATCATCTTGTGGAAAGTGTTGGTGTTCATGTAGGCATCGGTGATAATCTCACCAGTGTTTGCCAGCACGGTGTTTGCGGCAGTGGTCATCGTGGCAATGGGGGTTGCAGTAGTAGGAGCATCCCACTTCTCCTTGGTAGCCAGAGCCTTGTAATTAGACTGCTGCCAAGTGCCGTCAGGGTCGTAATCGTAGACGTAACTCACGCCGTTGGATTCGATGGAGATGCCGGGCTTGCCAGTCTTGGGAGCCAGAAGCTGCCAGATCATGCGCTCAGACACAATGCGAGCACCGGTAATAAGCTGTGCGGTATCATCGTAGACACGATTGATAACGTCTGCCGCAAACTCCTGATTAGTAGCCAGAACAGAGATAATCTTGCGGCGGTCTTCCTCGTCAATGTGAGTGCCCTCACGGAAGAACGGCATACTGGTCTCGGTCATCTTGATGCCCTGACGAGTACGGAACGTAGCCTTAGTGTCGAACACGCTAGGCTTCAGCGAAACGCCAACGCCCTTGTGACCACGCAGCCACTTCAGTTCCATGCTGACCTTCTTACGGGAAGGGAACAGAGCATCAGAAGCATAGGGCTGCGCATTGGTCGGGTCATTCGTCCAGTAGGCGGCAATCGCAGCAGGGGAGAAGATTTCATTCAGATTCAGTGCCATAATTTAATCCTCCTTACTCGCTCTTTGCGCCAACATCAGTACGGCAGAAAACGGCAGGAACAGCCTTTTTCAGAGCGGCAATATCGTTTGCAGAATAGGTAAAGCCGGACAGCTTTGCCTTGTCCACATCAATAACGCCCTGAATCAGCAGTGCGCCATTGGGGTTGACGGCAGGGTCAACGGTGTGCAGCAGAATGCCAATGGCATCGGTAGCCGCATCGGTAGCGCTGGTGCCAGTGGTGGTAGCAGCTTTCAAGCCAGTCTTTGCCATAGGATAGCCAGCCGGAACAGCATTGGTCTCCTTGACGGTAAAGGGAATGGCAACGTAAGTATCAGCAGCCAGAATAGTGCTTTCAGGAGCCGATACCGGAGTATTGGTGTACTTCATGTTTTCCTCCTTAATGGAAAGCAGTCATTGCGTCACTCGATGCCTTGTTTGCGTCTGCACGCTCTTTCGCAAAGCGTTTAGCAAAGGAAACACCTGCGCTATCTGTGCCGTCACCATTGCCATCCGCACCCGGAGGTGTGGGCATATCCTTCAGCAGAGAAGCCTTGTATGCGGTGTCATGGGCGGTCATAAACTCCGACTGGAACTTAAAAACCTTGTCCATGTCACCGTCAGCCAGTGCAGATGCAGCCTTTCCAGCCAGTTCAGCATCATAACCCTGTGCAACGAACTTCTCACGGTAAGATGCGAGGGTCTTTTCCTTGACGAGATTCTCCTTGTCGGCAGTCAGGGCTTCAATCTGCTTCTGCATCTCTGCCAGCTTGTCAGCCTGTTCCTGTGCGGCGTTCTCATCATCGGTGCGCTTCGCCTTGAGCTGCTTCTTGTACTCAGCAGCTTCGCCGTTGGCTTTCGTCACGGCGTTGCGCAGCTTCTCAACCTCTGCGCTAGGGTCTGCAACCTTTTCAAGCGCAGAAATGATTTCATCGGCGGTCATGCCATCTTTGTAGGCATCACCAAGCAACACATTGAGTTTCATATCGTTAATTTCCTCCTGCGTTTTTTTACCGTTGCTTCCCTGCAACGCTGCGAAATTTGTATCCCGGCTTCCCTGCCGGAATATATCAGTCCGCTTATGCGGATTGATTTTAATCGATTCGTTCTCCTACCGCGTTATAAACCGCTTCTGCGCTTGTGACATCAGGCGCAGAAAAATTTGTAGGGACAAGATAAACCGGAAGCCCATAAAGCTTTGCAGCGTCAGCCTCCACAGTGCAGCCGTTATACAGCCACGCATTATCACCGCAAATACCGATGAAATAATCAGCCTGCGAAAGGAGTTCGATGCTCTTGCCAAGATACCAAAGCCCTTCAGTTTTGCACTTAGGCGGGTTATCTTCGATATAGGTAGGAATAACCTCAAGACTTTCGCCGTACACTGCTTCGGCAATCTTGTGCAAACGGTCAAACGTCATCCGAATATTTTCTTCCGAGCGATTCTTCATCGGGCATGAAATAAACAGCTTCTTCATTTTTGCTCTCCTTCCTTTGCATTAGCCTGTTCGTTGACCATTTTATTAGCGTCAACAATATGGTCTGTCGGCTGTTCCTGTGGTTTCGGCGCTTTCCCATCCTTGCCCAGCTTGCCAGCAGCAATCAGGAAGGGCTTACTCATTTCGTAAGCAGCCTGTGGATCGGGGAACAGGCCGGGCGTGGTGAACGCCAACTGCGGATCAATCGGCTGCTGAATCATCTGTGCGAAAATCTGAACTTTGCTCTGCTGGTTATCGTACTGACGGCGTGGCAGCTTGATGTTGATGTCACTTGCCATCAGCTTAGAACCAGCCGTGTCACGCAAGATTTTCAGCATTACAGACAGGCTTTGGCGTTCAGCAAATTTGAACATATTCTCGTACTGCTGCGCCCTTGCTTCGGTGTGATTCCAACCGTTGCGGACGATGACCGCGCCAACATTGTCGGACGTTGCGTTCTCACTGCCAGTAGCACTAGGCATGGCAGTCAGACTGCGGTACACATTCAACATGGAATCAAGCAAGGTCTGGCTTTGCTGCTGGTCAAGCTCATTTGCAATCTGCGAAACAGAAGCGGGCAGACCAGCGGTGGATTTCAGGCACATCGCGCCCAATTCCTTGACCTGTTTCAGTGCGTTATCATCCACAAGGCAGTTGGTAAACACCATGATGGACTGGATGAACTGTGCCACGCCGTCCAGACGGTTGCTTTCAAGGTCGTTGATGGCATCCAGCACAGGGATAGCCGGCTCAAACAGACCCATCCGCTCCGGGTTCAGCTTGTATTCGACCATCGGCAACATTCCGAGAGAATGGCTCTCAGACTTTGTAACCTTGCCGTTGTCGATTTCAAAATACTGGTTTGGCGTATACACGCAAATCAGGTCGTTCAGGTCATTCTGATAATTGCGTGGGATGTGCAGCACGTTGGCAATGGGCTTGTGTCCGATGCCAGAGTTGTAAATCACATACGCCATATCCGGGTCGGGAACGTCCACCAGCAGGGGCGTTTCGTCCGGGTAGTTGCCGTTGTACCCCTTGTCGGGGAGAACAATGCGATATCCCTGCCCACACTCCAACATCCACTGCCAGAGCCGCCGATCAAGTGCATCCTTGCCCTCATACTGCAAAGCGTTGGACAGGCGGGCAATTTCCTCACCGTCACCAGTTGCCGTTTCAGACCGCACATAAGAGCAAGGAGTGCCGCTCATGTAACCTGTGTAGAAGCCTACGCATTCGTTGGCATGGTTCTCTACAATGCGGTTGGTGATTTCAGCGTGGTATTCTTTCGTGCGGTGGAGGACGGGCTGGCTACCCAAGTAGTAGTTGTGCAGAAAGCGAATCTCTTTTTTGTTCAGCAGATGAATAGACTCTACCTTGCCCATGACCACTTTCAGCACGTTTGCCCGATTGATTTCCGTCTCCGGCGTTTCAATCGGTCTACGTCCGGTCAGCGGCTTATTCAAAAAGCCATCAACAACTATCTGATACTCAGCCATGCGTTCCTCCTTTCCGGCAAAATAAAAAGCGCAGCAAGACAAACCTGTTAAGGTCTATCTCACTGCGCTTACAACTGCGCTTCAAAAGCTATTCAGTTTTTAAACTTTGGTACGGAGACCCATGTATCTTTTGGAAGGTTTGAATCTCCAATTGTAATCCAATGGCAAAGAGGACACAGAAGGGAGAACTTACCTTCTACTTCGCCAAGATAACGTCCGCAATCACACGGATTGCCGTTTGCGTCTTTTCGAGGACGCTTGCATCTTACTTTTGCTACCATCTGTGCTCCTTTCGTTGAATTTCTGGAAACAGGCTGTTGAGCACAGACCTGTCAGAAGCTACTGGGAAACTGTTCGCACTTCCAGCCGTGCTATTCTTCGCCCGAAGAAAACCATTGCAGCCTTTACATTCAGTTGTCGGACAGACGTAAAACGGGTCAGCTGCAATTTTGGTGCTGCATACTGGATTTGAACCAATGTATGTCCGGTTATGAGCCGGATGCTCTAGCCTGACTGAGCTAATGCAACATAGAAACCCGGCTTGATTGGTTAACCGCTGCTCTTTGCAATGTCATGCCTAAACATTACATTGAGAGCCGGGAATAGCGGTGGAGGTTTTGGAGAATAAAGCCATGCAAAGCTAGGTAGTTGGTTGTGCTGCGTAACGGAATCGAACCGTTGCTTGCCAGCCATGGGGGAGACAGGCTGGCATTCCCCTTACAATTGGAAACGCAACATATAAAGCCCGGTGAAGGCGAAAGAGTGAGAAAACCTCCACCGGTGAAAGGAGGAATATGCTTGTTGACACGCACGCGAGTAAAATGACAAAACCCCGCGTGCAAGCTATTCCTTTAAGGGAAGCTGCAAAACTTCCTGCATACATTATAAGCCTTGTCAAGTGGTGAAATCAAATAAATAGACCCAGCGAACACAATATATTGTGTTTTTAATCAAAATGGCCTCTTGACAGGCTCAATTTTACTGATTCCGTTATACAATTCATCGGCAAGCTGTGCCAAGCTGTCCGGTGCATCATCGTGCGGAACTTTGCCAAGCTGCGTGAACATCGTTACCTGTTCCATGAATGCCTTGTACTCTTTCGACTGGTGTTTTTCGTCAAGGAAATAGAACCGTTTGATGTCCGGCGCATACTGGATGATTCTTGACAGCTTGCTTTGACCACTGGGCGCACGCTGGCTGCGGACAGAGCAGTGATAACCCTGCTGCCGGAGCTGGCTGTCTACCACGTCACAATATTCATCGCCGCCATTGTTGGCTTCGCCACGCACCACGTTGATTTTGTGCTGGATGATTTTGCCTACGACTTCCGGTCTGGTCACGGTCTTATCGCCATTATTGAACACAAGGTCAGGGATGAACACGGCATCTCCGTACACATAGGCGATAGGGCAGGAAGTGAAGTCACCGCCGCCCCATGCAATATCCATGACCATGAGCTTACGATCAGGCTCCCCATCAGGCAGAACACCGTTAAAATACCGCAGTTCATCGGCGGGGAACAGCAGACCTTCACGCACATAGGGCTTGCCCATGTACTTTGCCCACCATGTTGCATCATCAATGCTGGCTTTCATATCGGCATAGTAGGCATCATCAAAACCAACACCATAGTCATAATTAAAGTTACTGTGTCCGTTCTCATCCACCGCAGGAATCACCCGGAATCGGTACTTTGGGTTGTCTGCATACTGGTTCTGGATACGCCCCAGAGGGTCAAGCACGTTCCAGCGTGTACCGACCATCAGCTCTAATGCGCCTTGCTTTTTACGGTCTTTCAGCTGGTTCAGGTAGGCATCGTACTTGTTGTTCAGACGCTCGACGTTCAGGCTTTCCTCCAAGTCCTCGATCAAGTCATCGCTGTATAGAACGCCACCCTCACCAATTTCAACAGCGCCAGTCAACGTACCGCCAATAGAGCGACAAGTCAGGGTTGGGAAACGCTTCTTTCGGTTCAGGTCAACACTTTCGTCCTTTGCACTCTTGTCCACAAGCTGAACGTCAGGGAAGATTTTGCCCCAGTTGTAAGTCACAGGGTCAGTGATGATAGACAGCACTTCACCGTAGAAGCCATTGGTCAGCTTGTCGGAATGCCCGCTCATAACCGATGCAACGTCAGGACGATTGCCCATCAGCCATGTGATAAAAAATATACAGAGCGTACTTTTTCCAGTTCTCGGGGGCTGACTGACCCCAAGAAATTCTACACGATGGAAAAACAAGTCCTCTAGGTCACGAACCAGCGTCAAAAGCACCTTTCTTCGTGGCTGATAGAACTTCTTCTCCGGCGCACGATTCCATTCAAGGTAGATGCAATAGCTGTCGAACACATCTTTTGCTTCAAACAGGTATGTCCGGCCGATAATGTCATAGACCTTCGCCACGTCCTCGCCTGTTTTCATCTTGCCCATCATGGCTGCACAGATAGAGCGCAGCTCTCCAGAGTATTTGTAGGCATCGAACCGCTTGTCTTGCGGCAGGGCGTCTCTCAGGTTCACCACCGCCTGAAACCAGTCCTCGTAGACCTGTGCTTCGGTCGGATTCTGCTTTGCATACGCTTTGATGCTATCAATGATGGCGATACACTGCTTTGGCTGCATAAAAAATAGGCACCCCCTACCTGAAAATGTAAAGAGTGCCTACAACTGCACAAAAATCAAATATTCGGTTTTATAATGCTATTTTCGGAAAATTATTTGCTAAAATTCGTTTTAACGGATAGAATGTGCTGTTTATTTGACTTCTTCTGCAAGCTGGTTGAGCCTGCGTTTCAACTCGTCTGCATCGTAGTACAAGGCGTTTGCGATGGCATTGAGAATATCGGGCTTGTCGGTGTAATCGCACAACGTTTCAATCAGTTTCAAGCTCTGATCTGACAATTTTACGGGTTTCATGCTTTATTCCTTTCTTTGACTATGTAAAGTGGGCTTCGGTTTTTCATCCCCAAGCATTAACTTGTAACGAAGATACATTTCAACGATGTCAGATCAGACCAGCCCCTGCAGCATCGGCTCTCATTTTGACAAGTTCTTTTTTGAGTTCAAAGTTTTTGCTGTATTGCTCCATAAACGACAGGACATTCATTTTCTTTTGGTTGTTTGGAAAAATAAATTCGTCCGAAACACCGTCTTTTGAAACGCTATAAAAATCCTTTGATATATGCTGTTTCTCTAATTTGACTTCAAATCCATGTTGCAGCAGCCAAGAAATTGCGGCTTCTTCATGCTTGCTAAAATCCCATTTCTTGTTTTCGAGACCTTGTAAAATAGCTTTCATGTCTTGCTCCTTTCACCTGTTCTGTTCAGCAATCCGATACCATGTCTGGCGGGTCACACCAAGCTGCTTAGTAGCATCATTCTTTGTATAATGTCGGCTCACGTTTGCCATCACAACCAATTTTCATAATGTAATCAAGATATTGTTTTACCATCGTGCTATCTTCGCAAATGCTGGCATACATAGCCAACTGGATATTCTGCCCTAAGTTTGATTCAGTTGGTTTAATGGTCAATCCTTCATTTTCAAAAATCAGAATGGAGTTTGCTAATTTGCATCCTTCAACAAAAGCAAACAATTCTTCGTATTTCACAAAATCAAAAATTGAACGCAGCTTTGTTGTTCCATCTTGAACAATCAAATTACCGCCATGAATATTTTCTAGCTTTTCAGTTAAATCCATCTTTTGTTTCTTACTCATATTGATGTTCCTCCAAAAGAATGGTATACTGTGGTTGCACCATTCTTTTTCCTGTTTTGGTTGGTTTGGTGTACTCTTAGCGGTGGCTTGTGGTTGGGCTGCCGCTATTTTTATTTGCGTATCTTTCGACACGCTCATACCAAGTGGATTTCCCGATGCCAAGCTGCTTGCAGCACTCTTTTACGGTAATTTTGCCTTTTTGCTGTTGCTCTAATAGGCTTTCAAACTGCTGCTCGTCAACTTGCTTTTCCTGTCTGCCAAAGCTACGGCCTGTTCTGGCCGACACTCTCTTGCCATCAACAATAGGCATGGCAGCTATGCCCTCTGCCTGACGTTGCTTGGTTTTCTTGCGTTCCTGTTCAGCTACTGCGCCCAAAACCTCAATAAGGATGTTGTTTACCATTTCCAGCACCCACGTCTGGTCTTGGAAGTCAATAAGCGTGGTCGGAATGTCGAGAATGCGAACAATCACGCCTTTTTCTTTGAACCACTGAAGTTCTCGCTTCATCTCGTCTTTGTCACGCCCGAATCGGTCAAATTCCTTAACAATGACCTCATCCCCAGCCTTGACAGTCTCTTTCAATCGTTTATATTGCGGACGATCAAAGCTACTTCCTGTCATTTTATCACAAAATACATTCTCGTCCGGGATGTCGAACCGATCTCGTGCGATTTTAAGCTGTCTTGCAAGGCTTTGCTCCTTACTAGACACTCTAGCTAAGAAGTACTGCATATCATACCTCCGCTCAATTCGTTTTACTCAACATCATATCCGCCATCAACTTTAGTTCCTCTAGGAACCACCATAATTTTATAATCAAGGATTCTCAGCATTTCGTCTAAAACTTTCACACTCATGTTTTTTTGAACAAGCCGATTGCAAAAAACATTCGATTTGATTTTTAGTTTGTAGCACATATCCGAAACCTTGACATTTTGAGATTTCATGATTTCAGAAACAATTTCTCCTGCCCTCATTTTGCATCTTCCTTTCTCTGAATCAATTATAGCTCAGATATATGTGACTGTCAAGAGTAAAAAATAAATGTTTACTATCAATAGGGTCACTTTTCCATCAACACTTTTTTGTGTTAGTTTACAGCTTGTATAATTATCGTATTATCAAGTTTTACTATAAATTTCCGTCCCAATTCTAACACATTAAAGTGTCAAAACCACTATCAAAAATGTACACTAAAACGTGTTTTAACGCACAAATTATACAAATTGGGCTGTTGACAACTATATACCAAGCGTCTATAATCTAAGACAGCAGAACACACGATGAATCAGCTACCAACGGTAGATTTATCCTTTGTGGCATAAAAAATAGGCCGTCAGCCCCACCGACCAAAGTAGCACTGACGGCCTATTCCACCACAAAACAGAAGCTGCGCAACCAAGGGCGCAGTCTCGGTTTCTGTCAATTATTATAGCAGAAGCAGGCCGCTTCTGCAATAGAAAGGAGCAAAAAAACATGAACTTTCCCACAACAACCGAAGAATTTCTGAAAACCCTCGCACACGGCAAAGAGCCGACCAGCGAGGACAGGGAGTACGCAGAAGCGCTGGGTAAGCTGTCCGAACTGAACTATCGGGCAGGGTACGAAGCGGGAGCAGCCAAAAATAAGGGCTGAGTTTTGTGCAAATCTACAAACTTTTAGATTTTGTACAGATACCAGTACTACATTAAGCGTTTGCGTAATTGACAAGCCACAACATATTGCGTATACTGGTTGCACCCACATGAAGGGAGGTGAGTTTATGTATAGTCCTTATCTCGAACGCCACAATCACACGTTCACTGTTGCACTGACCGAACGGCAGTTCCAGTGGCTGAAAGCCTATTGCACCGAACACAAGGTTGCACAGGCCGCAGCCATCCGTGACACGTTCTTTGAGGTGCATCCCATTCCGGAGACCGATGAGAAAGAATAAGACGCTCGCTAAAGTTTGCCGACCACAGCGAACGTCTTATGAAACACTCAGAGAGTATAGGCCCTCTTTGGGTTATTATACCAGAGATGGCCTGCTCTCGCAAGATAGAAAGGCTAAATTTCTATGAATAATAATCTCGAAACCATCCGAATCTTCTCCGAAGATGTTATCCCTGTGTACGACACCGACACTGGCGAAAAGGTTGTGCTGGGTCGGGAACTGCACGAAAAGCTCAAAATCAAGACCCCTTATCACATCTGGTTTCCCCGTATGGTGGAATACGGGTTTGTCGATGGAACGGACTATTTTACGGAGAACAAAAATGTTCACCGTGAAGATGGACGTAAAATGCCACAGCTTCAAATCGACCACATCATCAAGCTGGACATGGCAAAGCACATTGCAATGATTCAGCGTACACCTGAGGGCATGGAGATTCGCCAGAAGCTGATCGACCTTGAGAAAAACGTGTCCGTCAACCAGTTCGCAGGGCTTTCTAAGGAACTGCAAGCAATCCTTGTGATTGACCAGCGCACCATGAAACAGGAGCAGCGCATTTCCGCTCTTGAGAACACCATGACCATCGACTACAACCAGCAGCGTGTGCTGAAGCGTGTCGTGAACACGGTGGTCATCAACGCTCTTGGCGGCATGGACAGCCCGGCCTACAAGAGCCGTAGCGTCTCTCAGAAGCTGTTCATGGAATGCAACCGGGACATTCAGGACTGGTTCAACGTGAACAGTCGAAACAACGTGCCAAAGAAGCGGTTCGATGAAGCTGTCGAGTACATCAAGAAGTGGAGACCGTGTGCGAACTCTGTTATGTTGGTTCAGGTCACGAACGGCCAGACCCAGATGCCCATGTGAAAGGAGAACAACTATGCTTACCGCAGATAAGATTCAGGATATGGGGGAATACCTCAACTACGCTTTCGAGACCATGCTGAAACTCTGGCGCACCGTTGACTACGGCGAGTGCTTCCACGAGCCTGTTATCGCTTGTGACGGAAAGGTTGTCGATAGCGGTCAGCTTTCCTTTGAACCGGACGAAAACGGCGAGATCGAGCCGGTTCTGCTCCGGGGCAACAAGTGCATCATGCATGATGTGAAGTATTGGATGCCCTTGCCCAATGTTGAGTACCATCCCTATCACGATAAAATCGTGAAGTAAACAGTCTATAAGAAAAGCCAGTGGTTAGAGAACATCTAGCCGCTGGCTTTTTGTGTTATGGGTCAATCTTGAATGGCAACCACTTCATAAGAGCTATAACCAGTAAATCCACTCAATGGATAAAGCTCAAACGATGCTGTTTGACCCGAAGCAAGGCTATCCATGATGTAAGTATACTCACCGCCAACAGGAACTTCATTGCCTTCGGTGTCTTTCATCTTGTAAAGGACAATAACCTTGACCGCATTGCTTGTAAACTGGCTGTTGTTCGTAACCTGTCCAGTGAATCGCAAATCATAGCCGGAACCACGTTTGGAAACGTTTGTAACAGCAAGTTCTCCAGCACGAACAATCTGATTGGCAGGGCTTGCTTCGTGAACGTTCCAGTTCTCTGCGCTTGTCGTGTATTCAATTCTTGCTGGCTTAACGCCATCGGAATCAAAAGCGATATAATCGCCATACCAATAAGAATCGCCCTCGCCAACCCAGTCCAGCGTTTCAGAATCGGTTTTTAAGACGGAACCATCTTCGCCGTATACCGTGACATTCAGCGAAACAAAATCGACCGCCCAATCGGTGTTAGGATTCTCAACCAATACAGCGTAGAACACATAGTATCTCGTTTTGCCGTATTCGTACTTGGTTTCAAGATGGCTATGGGATTCTTTGATTGTTATGGGTTGCACCTGTGTTGCATTGGTCTCTTCCAGCTCAATAGGAGCAGACCATTCATCAGGCTTTGCAGTTGCCATTGCGCTAATAGGCATAGCAAGCATCATAGCCGCTGCTAGAGCCGCCGCAATGATTTTCTTTCTCATTTTTGATTCTTCCCTTCTTTGGCCAGAATTTTATATAACGTTTGAAATACCATGTGCCATAAGATACACGCCAAAAACCAAAAAAGCCGCGCCGATAATGATGCCCCATATTGAAGCGGCAATCTTTTCGTTCTTTTCGCGTCTTTCTTTATTCTTATCATTCTTTTGATTCATTGTAGATTCCTCCATTTCAAGGCTTGTAAGCCAAGTATAGCACAGAACACAGACCCTTTGTAGGGGTCTTTTTGTTTTTGCGGGAAATTTTTGGAGTTGATGATAGGGGGTGGGGTGTTTTTGAGCCTTTTTTATTTTTTCGGTGGTGACGGGACTCACCTGCCCCACCCCCGGCGCTCCCTGTATACCCCGCCGGGGACCCTCAGCCCGCCAGCGCACCCGGAACGGCTGCGCACGACAGGCAGCAGCACAGGCCGCGCCAGATGCAAGGCAGGCCATGCAAGGCAAGGCACACACGCCCGGACGCTGGACACGCTGCACCGGTCTGCACTCGATACCAGACAGACCGCGCCGGGAAGATCGGGACGGCGGCGGGTGCTGGACTGCCTGCAACGTGTCCGCCAAAGTGTACAATTTCGGACGCTATATTTATACTCATTTATATCTGTATTTTTTGCGTAAAGCCCTTGACTACTCAGATATAAATGATATAATATAGACAAGCTCAGAAATAAATGAGCACAACCACATTAAACCAAAACAGGAGGACAAAAACCATGAAAACCACATTAAAAGACATCCGCCGCTATGTTACCACCAACGCCGCAGAGGACTTGACCAAAAAGCGGTTTGCAGAGATCGACACTATCCGCGTTGCAGAATGCGGATTTGAAACCATCGCATACAGTACCGGCATTTACGGTGTTACTGGCGTCTTGGTAAAAGGCAACACCACCGGCAAACTGTACGCCGTCACTGCCCGCACATCTGCACTATTTCAGGTTATGTAATAGGGGGTACAATGATATGATCACTCTTGATTTTACCCAGTGGGCTGCCCTCTGGTACGTGGGCGGCATGATATCCGGCGCACTTGTTATGATTGCGTTTCTCAACAGCTAATAAGGAGGGGCAAATAATGGATAACATGGTATATATCCCGGTATGCCGGGGGTGGAGTATTAACGGCGCTGCACAGTGGGACGTTGTAGCGGTACCCACAAACAAGGCCTATAAAATGGGTGACGACACTGTATATTACAATGGTACGATGTACAGCGGGCGCAACCTGTACAGTACCGCAGCAGACGCGTGGGCGTGGATTTCTGACCGGTGGCACGATAAAAACAGCGTTTCGCTTGACACGCTGCCCGATTTCTACACCCGTAACAAGAGAGGAGCATAAAAATGACGACGTTTGAAGAAAAAGTGAACGCATACCGCGAAAATAAGCGGCTCATTGAAGAGCTTGAAGCAATGAACGACGCTGTAAAGGCTGAAATTATCGCCATGATGCAGGGCGCGCCGGAAATGGTGCAGGGCACGGCAAAAGCCATTTATAAGGATGTGCAGAGCGTCCGGCTTGATAGCAAGCTTTTGCAGGCAGCGCACCCGGATATTTACGCCGAGTGCAGCAAAAAAACCGTTTACAAGCGGTTTAGCGTGGTATGAGGAGGTATCTATAATGACACTTGTATATATTGGCGCGGACGACTTCGGGCGTGAAACATACTCCGACGAAACTAGAACAATCTGGAAATATACAGAACCGGGGCCAATGCCACGGGAACGGCACGATACGCTTTACTCCGCATCTGGCAACGACAAGGACGGCGAACCGGAAAGCCCAATGCAAAGCAATGTGCAATATCAAATTATTGGCAACATTCCGGAGGTGACCGCAAAATGATATTATCTTGTATCCTGTTTTTCTTCTGGTTTTTCTCGGCGCTGTTTAAGGCGTCCAAATGAGAACGCCCGGACACTTTAGCGGGGCTGCACCGTAAAGCAACCCCGCCCCAGCCCAAAAGGGCAAAAAACTTTCTGCAAGTCCTGTTTTTAGGGCTTGCAGTATGATATACTAGCAGCAGCAAGCCCACACAAGGAAGGAGCGTATAAAATGAAGGTTATTGAAGGGTTTAACGAATTTTTCCGCAAAATGTCAGCCGATGAAGAAAAGGTTTTTGCATACCTTATCAGGCGTGGCGATGGGGCAGCCGTAAAAATCGGCAATGCAGTATACTTTTACTGGGGTGATGATATCGGCCCCCGTCCCGCTTCCCGCTTCGACAAATTCGACAGTTTAGAAAGCTATCAAAATTTCAATTTCGCAGGCTACAAGAAAAAAGGCCTTCCCAGTATCACATATCACGTCTCTTATGATGAGTGGTATAACCAGCTGACAAAATACGACGAAGACGAAATGAAGGCACTTTTTGACCAAAATAAAATTTAATTCGCCCGTAACAATCACACCCCGCCCACGCTGGCGGGGCTTTTCTTTTGCCTTGCATCTGCTGAGGGTGCAGGGCTTTTATTTTGCCATGCTGCAATGCAGTCCCATACAAGCGTTTACAGGGCGTTTTGCCGTGTAAATGCAATTATACCGCCCACGCCGCAAAACAACGCACATGGCTTTACAGGGGTGTTTCCTGCAATTTACCCCATTCTACCGCCGCAGATACCAGACCGACACAAGCGGCTATAATACCACCTGCGCCACGCTGGAGCGTCTGCCAGCGTCCGGACGCGCTCAACCGATACCAGATACTAACGCCACGCCGGACGCTGTACAGCTCAGCACAGCCGCCCTATTATAATAAGGTATATAAAAGGGTGCAGCGGTGCGCCTGTCGCGGAGCCATACCAGCCCGGCGGGGTCTCGATGCTTCCAACGCCTGGCATTAGCCTAGCACCGGGTTAGCCTGGCATTAGCCTGGCATTGTGCTTTCTTCCTGGCGCGGCGGGCGGCGCGGAACCATTGGCGGCTCTCGCCGCATCTCTTTTCGGGCTTTCGCCCGATAGCCAATAGATGTCAGCAATAGTCGTAGCGTTCCAGCTGGAATAGTCGTAGCCAATAGTCGTAGTTTCTCCAATAAAATAGTCGTGGAATAGTCGCAAAGTCGTCAGACGACCAGTTTTTGAAAGTCCTATATATCGTATAGTATCGAGCAGTCAGATGATAGTCGTAGAGTAATAGTCGTAGCGTTTTATAACGAGCCTTCGTCAAATAGTCGTGTATTTTTTGTGAGAAATAGTCGTTCGCCTTTTAGGAAAAGAGAAGTGCGATAGTCGCTAAGTAGTCAGACCATTTCAAAAATCAATAGCTGTCAATACACCTGTCAATTTTAATCCCCATCGCATTACTTCAAATTCTTTAACAATCGTACTTATTATAATAGTCGCAGACAATTGCTCAAACTTTTTAACTATTATTTCACCGGAATCCCCGTTCGTGCAATACCTAAGTATTTTTAACTAACAAAATAGATCAGTCCTGCTGGTAAAACTTGCAACCAACTTGCAATTATCTTGATGCTAACTTGCAACTAGGCCGTGCAACATTTTTACATATTCAACCAACTACAAAATGAAGCCAATTCTCCATGTGGAATAGTCGCAGACCATCCACCAGTCCGAACCTCACGCCAGTTATCGCCTACGGTCTGCTCTATTGGCTAACGGTGCAGTTTTGGAGATAGAGGGTTGTAGGGGGAAAGAACCTTTACAGACGATTGAACTCTGGTTCGCTGTATTGCTGCTTCTCCTGTTCCTTATCAATCCACATATCAGCAAAGGCCTTCCAGTTTGTTATAGGCTTTCCAGTCTTTGTCATCCAGCCTGTTCCCTCATAGTAGTTCATGAACCTGCTGGCAAGCCTGTTCTCACATCCAGCATCCAAAAAATACTCGCTTACATTCTCGAAGTCCGGCGTGCTGGCGTTCCCATCGGGCGGGTCGCCCGCTTTCTTAATAACTTTTTTTCTTTTCTTTTCTTCTATATTAAGGAGGTGAACGATTGTTCCCCTCACAGGTGAACGATTGTTCCCCTCACAGGTGAATGATTGTTCACCTCCCTTTTCGCTCTTTGACGATTCTTCCGGCACTTTGACGTATATCTTATCGGGCTTGTTCTTCCCTTCACGCTTGCGCTCGATCAACCCTACTTCTTCTAGTTCTTTCAAAGACTTCTTGACCCATCGTTCCGTGAATCCAGTATCAGCAGCAAGGTCTTTAATGGGATACACGATGTATACTCGCCCTAGTTGGTCAGCAAACTTTCCGCTTCTGCTTGCCCTCTGTGACGACCTTGCACGATTGAATAGATAAATGTAAACAATTTTCTCTGTTGGGCTAACGTCAATAGTCGAGAGGAATCGAGGGTAGACCATATACCCATTGACCTTTGTGTCGGCTGTCATGTATTCCATTTTCTCCTCCTGCAATAGTCGTAAACCTCTACAATGCGCTCACAGCCCCGTAGAGCCGTGCCAGAGCTGTTTTCTGAGTTCAGTCGATAAGTTTTGTTGTCTGACACTAAAATCGTTTGTAGGGCTTCTGTGCGCGTATATGCAAAAGGCTGCCATTGCTGACAGCCCATACACTTAGATTCCGTATTTGTCCTTTTTGCTAAGAACGACCCACCCCAAAAAGTTGAAAGAATTGCATTTTTCTACTCTTTCAAGCTTTTTGGCAGTAACAGCGGTTTTTACGCCATCGCTTCGTCTGTACAAGTTATGGAACAGGCAATAATCTCCTTGACGGTTCAGGCAAGCATCACATAGACCGTATCTTCCCTTCCCCGCTTGCACGTTGTCTATAAGCTTCTCGAGTGCATCCATGTAGCTCTCCTTTCAATCCATCCAAGTGTACTCTTGGAACCGTTGAATCTGTTTGTTAAACGTGATCGGAAGGTCGCCTATCTCGCCTTCCTTGTTCTTGCTTAGCCGGAACAGGTACTTGTCGGGGTTATCGCCGGACAGAAGAATGATTGCATCTGCGTCCTGTTCAATCTGTCCGCTTTCTCGCAAGTCGGAATTAGTAGGCGTTGCTCCGGGCTTGGATGGGTTTCGATTGAGCTGTGCCAGTGCCACTACGACAATGCCTGTGGTCTGCGCCAGCTCGTGTAATGCAATGGATATGGCTGTAATGGCGGCATATCTGTCCTTTGCGCCTGTTTCGTGGATAAGTTGAAGATAGTCTACGAAGATGACCTGAGCCTTTTTACGGAGAGCCTGAGCCTTCATCCACGCCACGTTCTTCCCGGCAGCGGAGCGGATATATAATGGCATCTTCATGTTCTTTGCCTGTCCGTCAATCTCATTCAAGCTGACCGCCTTATTTTTCACCGTGTCCAGAGGGCAGTATATTTGATTAGCCATCAGACGTGCGCCAAGCTTGCGTTTGCTGGTTTCTAGGCTGAAATAGTACACGGTGTAGCCCTGCTTTGCCATGCTTGCTGCTATTTGAAGGGACAGGGCTGTCTTGCCCGCAGACGGTCTGCCGCCGATGATGATGAAATCGCCCGGTGAGATGTGCAGCGCTTCATCCAGACGCTCTAGGCCTGTCTTGATATACACAGGCTTCTCGTCCATGTGAAGCACATAGTCGTTCAGTACATCCTCGTATGTCCACGCATCTTCTTCCTCAGCTTTCAGGCTCATTGCCTCGCCCATCTGTTGGTAAATGTCTGATAGATCAGAATAGTCGGTAAGCTCGCTGGTCATCTGAAATGCCAGACTTTGCACACGAGTGAGTGCAGTTTGTTCTCTGATAAGCTGTGCCCAACGCTGCATCTGCTCCCTGTCAATTCGTACACACTCTGATTCACAGGTTTGTACACACGCCAAGAGCGTCTGCGCTACGTCTGGATGCTGCGTGTTTATCTCGACTATATCTATCTTACCCCTAGCCGTCCAATAGCCCTGAACAGCCGCAAAAGCGTCTCTCAGCTCAGGTCTGAACAAGTCAAGTTCAAGGTCTGGTATGATTTCATCCGCAACGCCCGGCTTGCAGAGCATCAGCGCACCGATAAATACCGTTTGAACGTCCATTGTCATAGTCTAGGAAACTCCATCTTCGTACTTTGCTCGTACTGGTCATCCTGTTTCAATGCGTAAATGTCTTGCCATCCGGCATAGATGCTCTGGTCGAGAATGGCTTTCCAGTCATGCCGATCAAACTTTTCCAGCTTATTGCAGAGCATCTGTTTCGCTCGGTCTGTCATAGGCTTTTTGATTCTTGTACGCATCTGTGCGAACTCTCGCAGGGATTCCAACAGGGCTTTATCGCCATGAGCAAAGTCGGAGAAGATGTCAGGTTTCTTCTTGACTGCACTCTCTGGCAAGGTCTTGACGTTCATCTGACTGTCAGTTGATACAATGGGTTCATTGTCATCTGACTTTGAACTCATAGATGAGTTGACCTTCATCTCATTTATGATATGAGGATGAGCTGACTTTCGTGTAGACCATCCTTTTGACGCAATATCGCTTTTTTTCGATTCTTCATCGAGCAGATGCTTAATCAAAATGAAGCAAGATTCTGCTTTTTTTGAGTTCAAAGTTGCGTCTTTTTCTTCAAAAACGTATGCACAGATTGCATCGTAGAGTTCCAGCTTCTCTTTACTTTTTAGTGTGGAGATGGCGTCAAAGTAGTATCGTTGGAATGTAAAGCTGTCTCGTTTTTTGTCCATACTCAGTCCTCTTTGTAGCGTTTGTTCCATGCTTCGATGAGGTCGGCTTTGATTCTTTCCTTGTCTTTTTCAGAGGAATCGTAGTTGTAAGTTTTGCTTTCCATGATAACATAGCAGTTGCACTTATTTTCTTTGTTTCCTCTCGTAACATACATCCATCGTGTTTGGCGATAGCCACCCTCTGCAATAGTAACTTCCCCACCGCAAAACGGGCATCTCTTAAGTCCTTCCATCTTTAATCCTCCTCAAAATGGGCATTCTTCGCCAGATTCACGTAGCCAGCCTTCGCCCGGAATGTTGACTATCTCATAATACTGCCGCGCAACGTAGATTGTTTTCTGCCCATCCTCAGCAATCAGACCAACAATCAGATAGTTGCCAGCTGCCATAAAGAACCAAGGGTTGCTCTTATAGGTCTCGCCCTTCATCCAGTTCTTCATCCTGTTCACGGCTTTTTCAATATCCTTATCGGGGCAGTCCGGGTTGTCGTATGCAAAGAAATCCTCAGGAAATTTAAGCTTTTTCACTTTCTAAATCCCTCTCTCGTTCTCGTGATTCGCTTATGCGCCTTTACAGGCCTTTTGCCTTTGCCGTACGCTGGGCGAATATGCTTCGCCTTGATATACCCACAAGGCGGTTTCGGCCCAAAGTCAAAAAGGCTCAAGTCCATAATGATGATGCCAAACTTTTTATTCGTCATGTTTACTGCTCCTTACGCATACCATTTCGGTGCTTTGTCAAAGATTTCTACACCTTCTGTAAAGCCAAGCCTATCTAAGGTTTCGCACATAATGCCATCCATCACGCCATGCACACGCTCCTCATCATCTCCGTATGCTTTGTACGCCTCTCGCATGGCAGCCGTAAACGAATCAATCATATCTTGCGTAACAACGATATTGTTTTCCATAAGCACTCCTATACCATCGGAAACGTCATCCAATGCGTAACCGTCACATCTTTCGGCAGTCTCTCGCCTATCTCATCCCAGAACTGACCGTATGCGTAACAGCCAAGAAAGTACGCTGTCGGCGAGATTCCTTGCAACATTTTTCCATCTTTATCACGCCACGTTGTCTTAGTCGCAAGCAACAAAGGCTGCGTCCGCTCTCGTGGCGGTTCGCTTGCTGGATGCCAAAGCGTGTTAGCCATTATCCGATACCCCGCTTACGGATTGTAGGTGAGAACGAAGTTTTGTAACTGCTGCGGCAAGATGTTGATTTCGTAATGATACTTGTCCACGTCAGAACCGCTCAAATCCTCCACAATGTACATTGTGTACTCGTTAAGATAGACGTAATGCTTTTTGTATGTGCCATCGGGCAATTCAATAGTCACCACAAGTTCATTGTTGCTGTTATTGGAAATGTCCATGTTCCCGATTATTTCAAGCATCGGCGTATCAGTTCTTGCATTAACAACAGACAATCTGCGAGTGACGTTGAAATTCTTTGCCTGCTGCGAAATATTGTGATTCACACGAGATGCTTCTGTGCATCCGCACAATGCGATAGATGCCGCCAATGCTACAGATAAAATTGCTTTCTTCATTGTTCTTTTCTCCCTTCAATCTCCTTGCAAACCGCCTTGTAAAACGCATCCCACGTCTCATAGTCGCAGGAATCGCCCCCAAAGTCAAATCCTGTCCGTTTTCGTTCTGCAATGTCACGTTCAAAGCAATCAAGCGTCTTGTCCGTCAGCTCCGGCAGAAGCGAAATGATGTATCCGCAAACAAGGCTAGGCATATACGACCGTCTGCCCAAGCAGTAGCGGACAGCGCAGTTGCAGACGGCTCCGAAGTCGTCATTGGTTGGGTCAATCAAACCTTTAGGCTCGTCATCTTGCAAATCGTATATTGTGCAGTCAAGGACGGTTGCGATTCTGAAAAGCCATCTTTCTTTACATTTGCGTTTCCCGCACTCAATAGCCGATATGAAAGCAGCTGTTACACCGATTCTGTTCGCAAGGTCTTTCTGCTTGACGTGCAGTTCAAGCCTACGCTTCCTGATTTTCTCCCCTACTGTCATCTTTCTTCTCCCATTCCTTGCATCCACGTTCGTCCCACACGAAGTCCGCAACGTGTTCTGACTGGTCGTTCACGCACACGCCCTCCGACTCTGCGTACCATTTGCAAGAGCCGCAGTACGGCTCAGATTTGTTCTCACAGGATTCTGCTGTGCATCGGATAGCCTTGCCAGCGGAGAACTGCTTGATGCCCATACAAGAGCAGTTTTCGGTGGTGCAGTAAATCATTCTTGCTTCCTCCATCCAATAAAATCACACAATCCAATTGTTTGAGGGTCACAACGATGCGTATATTTAACGGTTGGCAAATTGAACCCTGTAAGGTTGTTGCAAACAGTATTCAAGCTAAAAAGTTCGTCAAAGGTATTATCATAGATTTTTGCGCTCTCGGCGTTGTAGATAACCAGACCACATTGCTTGCAACGCCAAACGGAACATCTTTTCATTCTTCCGCCTCCCATCCTATCAGCTCACAAACGCCAATGCTGTTATTCTGGCAGTGGTGAATCCAAAAGCTTTCAAACGCAAACAGCGTAATGCTTTCTGCTGACAAAACGCGCTCAAGTTGTCCAGGTTTAAGTATTTCAATGTCCTTTGCAATGATTTCTTCACCGCACCGCTTGCATCGGTAGATTCTGTAATCCTTCATCTTCTCTGCCCTCTCTTTCCCTTGTTGAACCGCCCGATCACACGCTTATACTCCGCATAGCACTCCGGGCACAGGTCGCCTGTGTCCCTGCGCCATGCCCATTCCTTGAAGTATTCGTCAGGGTTCATCATCCTGCCGCCCAGAACCGCTCCGCAGCGGTCGCACACTCGCTTATGGTAGATTCCTCTGTCAGTTTGCATTAGTCGTCCTCCTCAAAACCCGGCGCCACCCTTGCAATATATTCAGTCTCGGAGCCTTCTGGAAATGCAAGTTTAAGACTTCCACCAATCGGCTGATTATGCAAAGGGTATATGTCGAGACCGTTCATTGCGACTTTTGCTGCTTCTTTTTGAGTAGAAGCGTGAACAAGTAAATATCCACGTTCTCTCCATTCAACAGGCACTTTATACAATCCCATGTTAGCCATCCTCCCCATCTAACCTGTTCACGCAATTTTCCTTCTGACATTCATCGCAATTTCCGCAACACTCAAAAGAAAAATGCATGATTTTTTGCGATTTATACTGACTGAGTAAATTCTTATATTGGCTGTAGCAGTAAGGGCAAACAAGCATTCCGTCAACATTTCCCCACCCGACTGCTTCTTCAAATTTTTCCCAGTGATTAAATCCTCCATCCGTATCGCCAGTTTTCAAAAGTTTTATAAAATGCGTCACTCCGCATCTGTCACATTTGCAAAGTTGTCCGTTTGTTCTCATTTCATTCATTCTCCCCAATATCCTTAAACAGGATTTCCTTGTCAGCCTTCCAGTCTTTGATTTTGCACGGAATGTCCGTGCCGGGCACGGTCTTTTTCAGACCGTCCATCTGCCAAACATTCCATGAGATGATAGCAGCCATGTCGCGAACCTTCCCAGCGTCAGGCTCTATGCCAAACAGCCACTTAAAGTTCTCTCGCCATGTCAGGAGCATATTTGCTCTTGCAAGCAACAGGCTGTCACCCTGCCACTCATAGCCGTATGTAGTCGTCGCTGCGTCCTCTGCCACATCGTGCCATGTCCAGACATTCCAATCAAACCAGTTGTTTACACATTTCAGTTTGCGGTCAAATAGTCCTTTCCGTTTTTGTACTGGAATCTTTGTGCCTGTTACCGTGTCGTATCGGTTCACAAGGAATGGTGCTTCTCCGCAGGTGATTTCAAGGACTGTCGAATGGATGTACTTGATAGGCTCTTTCTTCATATCGGGCATCGCGCCGTTTTCTTCGCCCATGCCTATCATCTTTTCGCAGACCCAAGAAAGAGTGAAAACCTCTGCTTTTGCTTTGGTTCTTTGCTTCTGCTCATCCAGACGCTTAAGAACTCGTGGCACTGGTGGGCACTTCTTGATTTGTTCTAACGTGATTTCATCAGCAAAAGCTGCGCCTAGTTCAGGCGGTGGCTCTGTCGCCCATATAATGTTTTTGCCGGTAGTACGGTCTTTAAGCAAGATAAACAGCACCGCTGAAAGAATCGGGTCTGAGAAGTCAACCAACCGTTGTTTCATTTTTCGTCACCTCTCTGTACTCCACGTCAATCCCTTTCGGCAAAGCCGTCTGGTACTTCTGAGCCAACTGTTCTGCGCTCTGGGCATCGCCCAACGGCTGTTCCGGCGGTGAAACAGTGACTTCCACGTTGTCACGCATACCAAAATAGTTTTTGGCTCGGAAAATCCACTCTGCTGGGTTCTCCTGACCGTACATACCGTTGTATGCCCACATGGACTGCATTTGCAGAATCAGCTTGAGGATGTACTTTTGTTGCAAGCTGTCGTCACGGCGTTTGCCCGCCATAATCTGCTTCAGGCTCACCCATTCGATGCCAAGCACCAGTGCGATCCATTCCACCACAGGGGAGATTCTGGCTTCGATGCAAGCGTCAAAAAAGAAGTCAAGGCGTTGCTGCACTTCAATCGGGTTGTTCATGTCCACGCTCGGAAGGTCTCCAAAATACTTGGCTGCAATCATTCCGATGACCTTCTTGTCCTCTTCATCACCGATTCTCGACTGCAAATCGCCCGTGTTCAGCATCTTAGACCTCGTGATTGCTAACTCCTGCTGTTCTTTCACCTTTTTACTCACCTGCGAGCGGATAGATTTCCGCTTGTTAAGCATCTGTTGTTTCTTCTTCTCGCGCTCTTTCTCCCGCTTTGCGGCGGCTTCTTCTTTCGCCTTTTGCGCCCGCTTCTCACGCTTTTTCTTTTCAGCTTCGGTCAGCGGCGGTCTGCCACGACCGCGCTTCGGGGGTGTTGCCATGTATCAGACCTCCTTTGGCGGTTCAGGAACAGGCATCCAATGTGTAACGGTATACGGGATTTCTCTTCCAAGTTCGACCCAATAGCCATCAGATGTCATAAAGCCGAAAATCATATCCGCATTATCGCAATACGCAATTACAGTTTCAAACGCTTCTGGAAGTTGTTTTTTTACGCTAATCCAATCGTTCATGCTCTCACCTCTTCATCTTCGTTTCGATGCTGTCCAGCTTCCGTGCAATCCACCAGATAGAACAGCAGTTATCCAACTGCCGCCACCAAGCGCACTTTTCTTTCTCGCATACGCACCGACCAAGCGGATTGCTGGTCATCTTCATCGGGCAGTAAAGTTCGTTGTCCATCAGTACTCCTTTTCGATATGAATCCTTGCGATGCCAACCATCGCATCATCATGGCATTCCATAATCCTACCGTGACGGAGCGACACGCAGTTATATATAGTGCCGCCGCAAAAGATGGGATTGCACGTAATCTCACTTGTCTTCATATTAAGTTCGCCTTTGTAGTAAAACGGTTCTCCTTCCTTGAGCGAATCAAAACGAACTCTCTGTTTGCCATGCTCTCCACGAATTTCCATTTTTACCTCCCAAGAAACACAAACGCCCACTTCATCCATTCGGGAATGTCTGCGGAAAACAAGCCCTTATACATAAAGATGGAAAGTGCGATAGACGAAATCGCCACGATTGCAATAAAAGCGATTACAACGCCTTGCAGAATCGCAAACTTTCTACGGCTTCTTTCCATGCTCTTTTCAATGTCATATCTGTTCATGTTTTTACCTCCACCCCATCACAACAGCCGTACAAACGGCCAGACACACGTTGATGAACAGCCAGACGATCATTGCCTGACGTTTTTCAAACAGGTTGTCTGCCATGTTTTTGATTGTCCGTTCGGACTGAACTACCACCGCCAGCAGGACTAGGCAGACCAGCCAGCGAGTTGCAAATTCAAACATACTAATCCCTCACTGTTACATCGAAACTTCAGTCGATGTATCTCCATGCAACGATTTTGACATCACTTGAAACCCATTCACCACTACTTTGAAACCAGCGTTTATCGTTATATCTACGGTACGCAATGTCGAGGTTTCCATTTTCAAGCTTTATTTCGACAGCCACGCCACATTGCGGTTGAGTAGTCATGTTGTTCCATTCGTTCTTGTTCCCGTTGTCTAGTTTTTCTTTGTTTGGATCTAACCAGTCATTCAATTCTTTCATGCAGGACGGACAAAGTTGAATCGGTTCTTTGTCAGCGATTATGTTTGCTCCGTTTTTTTTTGTCTTGATTTTTGCGATGCCATTGAAGCCATCTACTTTGTACCCGTCAAAGACTTCTCCGCATCGGTCACACTTAAAACAAATCATGTTCTCTCCAATCTCTTTAGCAGTCCATCAACGTCATATCGCCAATGGACACGCAGCCTTTTCGCTTTAACCTCTATCCCCTCTTGCTCTGCCCACTGCCAAGGGATGCTCTTCCGGCTCTCGTTGTAACGGAACGTCAGAACTTTGCTGGCAGGGATTGCAAAGGTGCGGTTGACCGCCCTATAATTGACTATTACATGGGCGGTCTGACCGCTGTACCCCATTGCATCCACCATGTCAGTGATGTGCTTTTCCTTACGGTATTTGCACTTTGCCTTGTCGTACTTGCCGAACACCTTTTCCAGAGGGATAGAGGGAGTTTCGATTGTTTTCAGTTCAAACAGGTGATTCATCGGGTATCGGTACACAAGGAAATCGCAGATGTTGTCGATGGAAAAGGACAGGTTCTCGTTGCCGCCGTAATAGGTGGCGGCACTGTCTTTCAGGCGGTAGCACCACGCATCGGATGGGACGGATGCTTTGAAGTCTGCTTCAAACTGCTTGCCGGTGTTCATTCGTTGTCTCCCGGAAATGTAGGAATTGGCATCCAACACTTCACTACACCACGTTTGTCCTCTTCATCCCACTTGCCGTTCTTAAACTCTCTTGTTGAAACGCAACCATCCCAATTCCAAAATTTGTAAGCAACGAAATATATTCCATCTTTTGTTGGCGGTGAATCTTTTGCGCTAATCCATTTCTGTTTCGGAGTTACTGTTGGTAATTCATTCAAATGATTTAGTTCGCTTTTCCATGCTTCTAAAGACGGAAATCGGATTCCTGCCTCATCCTGCCTTGCAAGGTTAATAAGCCCGGATAGGTATATTTCCAGCGGTTCAACATCAACAAGTCTGCTCATCCTCTTTCACCTCTAAATTCACGGAATATAAGTTGCCTTGTCAGCAGGTTTTTCCATTTCCTTCATGATTTGCTTGTGTTCTTCAATAGTCATGTTGTTCGGGAAGAAACACCTGTCAACCATTTCAAACGGCTTAATATAATGGTCAAGAACGTCTCTTGCTTCTTCTCGTGCCTTTTCGGCGCACATTTCGATGTAATCATCTTCTGTCATGTTGTAATCGGTAATGCAATCGACCACCGAAGAAAACCGGCACAGCAGACCATTAGGTTGTCTTGCAATGAAAGCTCCCATTTATCGTTCACCTCTAAATTCACTTCCGAGAAACCGTTTCTTGCCCTTTTCCCGGTGCTTATCCTCATAATCGCGGTGGTACACGCTCTGGCTATGGTTTAGCTCATGCACGAACGCCTTTCGCTCTTCAAGGTCTTTCTTTTCTGCCTTGTACTTCTCGCAAGTGTCGTGGCAGGCTTGGTGGCGTGATGTGCAGTTGAGACAACAAGTAATCATTCTTCGCCAAATCTCCTTTTTGTTACAGCTACGCAGAAGCTTTCGATTTCGCTTGCCCACCGTGCAGTTCCCTCTCCGTATGCTCTTTGCCAGACCAGAGGGAAACCACCCAGACCATCGAACAGACTGCCCAGTGTAGGCTTTTCTTTCAGGTAAGGGCGCATCTTTTGCACCAGCCAAAACCATTGTGGCAAAGCGATTGAGTTGCCCAGAGCCTTGTACCGTGGGCTGTCAGCGTATTTGTGTTTCTTGCCTTTACTGTCTGTCCAATCACCAATGTTGGTGTAATTGTCAGGAAATCCTTGTAGTCGTTCGCACTCAACAGGGGTCAGGCGGCGAACAATCCAACGGATAATTTTCTCTGCAATCAGGCACTCGCTACCATTGCCGATGTTCCCAGCTTTCGCTTTCAAGGTTGAGCATTTGTCGCTTTCCTTGTAGTGGCTGAAAGACTGTTCGTTGAAGGTCTTGCGTTCGATAGCGATAGCCGTGTAGTCTGTGATTCTGTTCTCGTGGTCGCCAGTGATTGTCGGCACAATTTTGCCATCACCATTTCCACGAGCATCATAAACAACAGGCTGAAACAATGTCTGGTCTTGGAGTGTTGAAAGCGTTGCGCTTTTTTCGGTTTGTACCAGCGCACCTTTACCACCACCGGCGCATCCGCTACGGATTTTCAGGGTGTAAGATTCGCCCCCCTTATTACGTCCAGAAGTGCTTGCCTGAGAATGTCCGGGAGTGGCTTCCCACGCCTTGACGCTCTCGTCAGAATTCCCTGACACGCCCGTGCGCTCAAATAGTATTTCTGCGGCACGTTGTCCTCCAAAATCCACGACAAGAGCGATTCTCTTTCTGCGTTGGGGAACTCCCCAATATTGAGCGTCAAGTTGTCGCCATGCCAGAGACCATCCGTTTCCAGCGATTGTTCCGGCTTTGTTCCATCTGCCCCCCCCTACCCGAAGGTCGAGGAATTGAAGCGCCTGGTTGTTCCACACGGGCAAGTTCTTCCAGCACGGCCCTGAAATCTTCTCCTCCGTTGGAGCTGAACGCTCCTGGCACGTTTTCCCAAACAGCGAAAGTTGGATACATTCCATTGGTGGCTGTCCTCATTTCCTTAATGATTCTTGCGGCATCCAAAAACAGCACGGAACGGTTGTCGTCAAATCCAAGCCTTTTTCCCGCCATAGACAAGCCCTGGCAATGACTGCCGAACGTGATGCAGTCCACCGGCTCTATCTTGTCGCCGTGAATCTTTGTGATGTCGCCCAAGTGTTTCATCTTTTCAAACGCCCGTTCAGCCAGATAGCGCAGCTCTTATATAAGGTAGGCGGTCATGACTTTGCAGAAGCAAAAGCCTTGCTCATATCAGTGATAATGTCATATCGGTCTTGATACTTGCTATACACGGTCGTTCCAGTGCCAAGCCCAATCTGCGTCTGGTTGATAGATGCAGGAACTATGTAGATGCTTTCTTTTTCTTCGCTCTTTGCGATCAAAAAGTAAACATCACAAGTCGGAAAGCGTTTTTCAAGGTTAAACGAATAGCAAAAACTCTTATTTGCTTTGCTCGGCCTTGCCGTTTTCACATCAACCTTAACGCTTCCATTAACATAAAGGTCATAGGCGTATCTAGTTGACATTCGCTCAACCGAAAATCCATGTTCTTCCAGCAGTTTTGTAGCAAGGTCTTCGCCATACTTTCCGAATTGCGTTTCGCTTTCTTTCATTTCGACATTGAGGATTTCAGCTATTTTGTAATAGCCACCTGGAAAACGGCGAATTGCATTTGTCAACTTGTCGTTTCCGTAATACTCGCTCAATTCACTTCTTGATGGCATTCTAGTTAAACCAGTAGCAGACATACAGGCTTTCACATACAGCAAGATTTTATCTTGCGTCCAATGCGTTTTTTCTTCCTGATTCATGCGCATCTCCAATCAGAATGGCAACGAACCATCATCGTCAATCGCAGAGAAGTCATCGTTCCCGCCCTGCGAGTAGCCGGATCCAGACCCGCCAGTCAGCGTTTTCTTCGGTCTGACCTCATAATCGCCGGAACGAATCTTGTCCACGCTGGTGAAGCGGTCAACGACCAGCTTCGTCTTGATGTTTCCATCGTTGCCCATGTACTCTTCTTCACGGAGAACCACGCCGACCAGCTTGCCACGCAGGGTCTTTTCATCGTTGTTGAACTTGTAGCCGGGATTGGACTGCTCCACAGCGGTGATAAAACCTTTGAAGAACGGCAGCGCCTTTTCCTTGTAGCTCTTGATGGTCTTGCCGCCCCATGCCCATTCGCCCGGATTCAGCTTGCCACGCTCGATAAGGGAAGCGGTCTGCTCACGCCAGTAGCCCTTGAACTCGCCCTCTGCGACTTCCCACTCGATGCTCAGGCGCTCCTTTGCAGGTTCGTCCGTTGCCTTGCAGATACCGGCAACATAGCCGCCAACAGGCAGGTCGCGGCGTTCGATGGCTTCCTGTACGTCATTCCAGTTAATGTTCTTCATCTGTTACTCTCCTTTGTTATCCGGCTGAACCTGGATGTTGTAATACTCACGGATGGTCTTGTCTACGGCAGCGAGGTCGTTTTCGATCAGCGCATCGTTGAACATCCCAAGAGGGGTTTTCACGGTGTCCATCCCATCATTGCGAGTGCTGAACAAGTATCGCCCATCCTGCACAACGGTTTTCAGAACGATGGTGAAGTACCCTTCCACACAGACCTTCTCGTCCAGCAGCTTGCCGATGGTCTTGAACTTCTCGCCACCGTCTCCGTCGCGTTCGCTGTGCCCGAAAAAGTAGACCACAACATCGTCCGGAAGTTCCTTCGCCCGCATCAGCAAGGCGTTGAAGTTGGCTGCCATGTCGGTAAACTTCTGGTACCCGGCGACCTTTGCGTTCCGCATGAACTCGCCAGTCATAAGATAGGTGGCATCGTCAATGACGATAGACTTACGCTTGGTGCTGTGGATTGCGGCATCAATCTTTCCGTAGTCGTTGGTGATATAGGTTTTCATGTTGCTGCGGAAAGGCAGCGGCTTGCCAAGCACGTTGATAACCGCAACCTGTTCCGGGTCAAAGTTCCGAAGCGAAGCGGACTTGCCGCTGCCGGAGTGACCGTAGACCATTACTAATACTGCCATCAGTTGTTCTCCTTCCTTGCTTCTTTTCTCGCTTTACGGCAAGCCGGGCAACGCTTGGGCAGTGCCATGTTATGCGATTCAAAGAAAATGCGCTCTGCGCGGGTGATTTCAAAAGTCTTGCCGCAGTCACGACAGGTCTTCTGAACGCTTGTCTTAGAATCGCACGATGCCCTAAATTCAGTTTCTGTAATAGCATGCTGTTCCGAAACAGAATCCATGACACTTCTTACGAATCTATGCTTCGTCGCATAACCGTTCTTGAGCAACGTATCTTCCAGCACTGCTTCCTTGCATTTCGCGCAAAGAGTTTCCGTGCTGTTCGGGAACACTGAAAAAGGCTTATTGCACTTTTCGCAGTGCTTGATTTCTTTCTTGTATTTGCCCATTTTCTTTCCTTTCTTCGGCTTCATTAGGCTTCATTATTCTTACTTTGGCTTAATATGGCTGTACAGAAATTAACCATCCATCAGTTCTGCCAACTGTGCACGGAGGCCTTTCAGCTCCGCTTCCCTGTCATCGATTTCAGACTGCAAGTCCTCGATCTCAGCCAGCCGGTCAGCTTCTTTGGCTTCTGCCATCTGCTCGTTGGTCATAAAGTACACGCCGTCTTCTGGCTCTGTCACACCACCAAATCTGTCAAGGTTAATCATCTTTTGGTCTCCCTCTCTTACGCTCCTCTTTGATTTGCAACGCACTGTGCCACTGGTCTTTGTCAATTTCGATGGTAGACCACCGGTAGTTACAGGCAATGCACTTCTTGCGGCGAACAATGCTGTCATGGTCTGACCGGCTGTCAATCGTTGTAATGTTGTCGCTACCGCACACTGGGCATTTCACCGTACATCCCTCCACTTGTTAGTATGAGCGGGAATTCGGTTCAGCTTCCCCATTCGTTCGTTATCTTCATGCTCTTTTTCCGCGTTCACTCCAAGCGCGCACAAAACCAGAGCGGTGGCTAGTAACATCAGCGAAACAAATGCCCATCCAAGCATCTGCACTGTGTTCTCACAGCCATTTATTGTATCGCCACAGCTAACGGCTACAATCGCGGCGACAATACCAAGTATGGTAAGCACGTTTCCTTTTACGGTTTTCATTTTGTCCCTTCTTTCAGAATGATATCGAATAAAAATGGTTTGCTTGCATCGATCACGACTATTGCATTTAGCGCTTCGGCTATTTTTGCAAGCGTATCAGTTTTAACGCCCGTCTTGTACGGCGCTTTATTCGGGCTTGTAATGTTGTATATCGTTGGAGCCGACACGCCACTTCTGCGGATAAGCTCCGATGCCTTCATATCGCGTTCTTCAAGAGCGGCTTCCAGCGTCATGCCTTTTCCTCTGTGTTCTTTGGTTCTCTGCGTCTGAAAATCCAACCGGTTGTCATCAAAGCGCCAACGCCTATGATGTACCATGTCACCTTAGCTCCGACTAAAAGCTCGATGTGATGCACCAGCCAGAAGTTCAGCAGAAACACTGCGAGAATAAACGCTAAGACAATGCCCCAGATCAGGGCGATTTCCACGAAAATTTTCATCTTTATCCTTTCTTCGAATGCGTTCCAGCCGTTCCTTCTCACGGCTGTGCCAACGGATTTCACGCTTGCCATAATATTTACCATTCATAAGTCAGTTCTCCTGTCGCGAGCATCCTCGACACTTCGCCGTAATGCTTGCCCATCTTATCTGCAAGTGCTTGAACCTGCCCTATGGATGGAATCTTTTTTTCTTCCAGTGCTTTCTCGTTTAAGGCTCGTTCTCTTCGTATGCTCTGATGTTTCGCAATACTTGCAAAAGCTGCATCTTTCGCGCAATCTTTGTGGTACTTTTGTGCCGCAGACATTTTAATCATTGGCTTACCGCACCATTGGCACACGGTTTTTACTGGAGTGAACCCACGTCCTGAGCTCAATGCTTTACGTCTCGCGCGCTTTTGCTCGCACGAGACATCTCTTTTACATTGTGTGCAATATTTTTTGCGTGGGTTTACCCTACCCAAAAAAGCTCCGCAGCGCTCGCAATATTTAATCTCCATCTTCATTCGGTTTACCTGCCTTTTTGGCTTCCCGATTGTGACGTTCAAAGCACTGGTTGATAGACTTTTCCATCCACAGCACCTTGTTGGCATCGTTTCTGGACACGCCAGCAGCCATTGCCAGTTTCAGTCTGCGCTTCCGGCTCGGCGCTTTGTAAAAGTACGTCACCAGCACTCACCAGCCTTATCTGTGATGAACTTCGGAACTTCCTTGCCTGTTGCAATGCACAGCGCAACTAGCTTTTCGACCCAGATGTCAAACAGGCTTTCTTTTGGCATATAGCACTGGCCGACGCAAGGCTCCTTAAAATTTGTCCAGATCGTCAGGCCGACAGCGCCATCCGTGACCGTCCATATCATACTGTAGCCTTCATTGCACAGGTTGTACAAAATGTCTCGTGCTCTGCTTTTGGCTTCGTTGATTTCAAAGGCATCCCAGCGATTTTTGCTTTTCTCGTAGGCTTCCACCGCTTTGTTAATGGCGTGGTGCGCTTCGTCCGGGTACTCAAGGTCTACCTTTAAGGTGATAATCTGTTTCATGCCACTCATTTTCCCTCTCTTTCTTTCAACAGCTCTTCCAGAGCTTCTTTAACCTTAGCTTCCGCATTTTTAGGCTCACGCTTACCGTTCAGGATTTTTCCCAAGTATTCCGGTGCGCATCCCATTTTTGCAGCAAGCTCTCTGATTTCGATGCTATTAACGTGAAGCGTTCCCACAACATCGCCTGTCCACTTAGGAAGCAAATTTTTTCTCCTTTCTTGTTCTAGTACTTGAACTTTTTGAAAGAATATGATAATATTATGGTGTCAAGCAAAAACATTATCGAACGTTCTTCTATTTGTTCAAAGCCTTTAATTTGTTCTACCGATTGAACCCGGTAGCCTTATTAAAGCACAAGTAGTAGAACTTTTCAAGTGTTTTTGTTCAAGTGGTAGAACTTTGTCATCTTGTACAAACGCTGGAGGTATGTTTTGTGTTTTTTGACAATTTCGTAAGGCTATGTGAGCAAAAGGGAGTAAAGCCGTCTCGTGCTTTAACTGAAGCTGGCGTTCCGAAATCTGCTTATAGCTATTGGAGAACCGAAGCAAGTGCAGGAAACGATGCAAAGCCGACAAACCAAAACGCCGTAAAGCTTGCTCAGTACTTTGACGTTACTGTAGATTACCTTCTAACTGGTAGCCAAAAAGAAAACCCGACCCAGCAGCCGCAAAGTGAAGTCGATGCAGCATTGGAGCGGATTAGAAGAAAACTTGAATCTATGCCGAAGGAACAACGTGAAGCGCTGATGAACCTGATCGAGAAGATGTAACGTTCATGCCCGGTAAAATAAAAGAACCCCTTGTGCCGGGCTGGTATAGCTCTGCGCAAGGGGTTTTCTGTTACTCTAGGTCTAGTGCTTGTTCCGCTGCCGGAATCTTTTCAGGATGTTCCAGCAGCCATGCAATAAATCGGTCAATCTTGGCTCTTTCCTGTTCACTCATTGTGGCATATCCTCCCGCTCGGTAAGTATGGACGTTTATTTGATATGATTATACACCTTTTAGTTGTCAAGTCAATGTGTTTTGAACAACTTTGTAAAAATCGAACGTTTTCTTTACATCCATTACTTTACATCAGGGAAGCCAAAAATTGCAATGACAATGATTAAGAGCCACATTAAGTTTAAGTTACCCTTTGCTTTGTAACATTCCGTTGAGCATAGAGCGAAAGGGGTTTTCAGGTAACTTGTCCAGCACATCTGCTTTGACGAGAGCGTTTGTGCTGATGCTGTGCGAAACATTGTTTAGCTGCACAATGGCATCGTCCAAGTCTTTGACTGTTGCTCCACGCCGTTCCATTGACTGAAGGAAAGTTTTCACTTCTTCAAGAACGACAGGGTTTTCGGCTTTATAGAATCCATTCGTAAAGTCCATCTTCTTCTCCTTTCACAGTTCTACGAGCTGTCCGTCAATGCGTTCGATGTTGTCTGCCGGGTCGCGTCCGTCATCTAAGGCGGCTACGGCACGTTCCAGGATGCCTTTTGCTTCGATGTAAGCATCTTTATCAGCTTCGTACCCAGAAAGGCTCAGGACAAGCTCCAGCGTCCGTCTGCGAGCGTATGGGATAATCAGAGCATCTACGGTTCGGTTCATTAGCTTTCCTCCCACGGTTCAGGTGTGTGCGGCTTCCCATCGGGAACACTGGCAGGCATTCCGTCGATGATCGGCATACGTTCATGGTTCCAGATTACAGTTTCTTTCATTTTTGTTCCACTCCTCTTTGGAATTTTTTGACAATACAGTTATATCACATCTCGCTGTTTCAATGAAATAGCGACTTTTTTCAATTATTGTTTCACATTTTGAACAATATATCAGTTAAATTCCTTTGCATTTGTATCATTTTGTCGAAAGAGGGGTATTTATGGATGATTATAGGATACGAGTGGCAAAAGCGTTAGAGATGGCAAGAGCGGAATCCGGACTTAGCCAACAGAAGCTTGCGGACAAAATGGGTGTAGGCCGGACATCAATTTTTCGTTACGAGCAAGGGACAATGACCCCAGATGCTTCTACTATCATAAAGTGGTTCGTGTGCTGCGGTGTTGCGGTCAAGCCGTACATAGACACTTGTTTGCATCCCGGATTATTGGAAAGTCTGGCTGGCGATGCCAGCACCGAGAGAAAGAGAGATACGCTGATAGAGCATATCAAAGAAGCCCATCCGCAAGAAATCGACTTGCTGTGCTATCTGATCTATGGCAATCACGGCTCAGATTACCTTGCCGTTCTGTGCGAAATGGTGGCCAACCTTCACACGACTTTGCGTGATCGTGTGTCCGTCTGCCGCACCGTCACAGGCCATTATGAAATGGCACAGGCCACCAAAACTGACCCAGACCCAGACGGAACACAGCCCAATATGCAGATTTTATATCAGGCACAGGACTGCGGAGAAGCTTCGGCCATGAAGCGAAACGATTCTTATACCATCAACGAGGAAAACATTTTGCGCTGATTGTCGAATTATCGAAGTTTTTAAGGCATATAGGGGGACACGCTCCACTTTTTGTACACAATAGACCTGTTATAAATATAGTTTTGGGTTGTCATTTTGCCCCCCATAGAGTCGTAAATAGTGGATTTTTGCGGGTGTAATTAACGAGCTCTCGTGAAATTTTCGTTCATTAAAGAGTGACTTGTCAATTCTTCCCCTATTGGTGTGATTGCACTCCATTTTCTGTACACGATAGAACCGTCAGGTAGGTTATAGGGCTTGATGGACGTTTCTTATTCAGCAAAAAGAGTTGTCGTTTTCAACAATCTGCCCGTTGAAGAGAAGAAATTGTTGAAAATGTATCGTCGTCACTATTTGATGATGATTATTTATCTCTTGTTTATCTCTTGTTTATATATATAGTAAGAACGTGTACAAAAAGTGGAGCATTGTGTACATAAAGTGGAATAACGTGTACAAGAAGTGGAGAGTATCGTGTACAAAAAATGGAGTATCGTGTACAAAATGTGGAAGTCGATTGTTGAAAAAATAATTGTGTACAGAATCGTTGACGTGTACACGATACAGTGGTATAATAGGGTAGAAGAAATGAGGTGATGCAATGCCAGAATTGACAGGAAACAACCTTGTCGAAAAGAGCAAGGCATTGGTTTGGGCGAAGTTTACGGACTACACAGCAGGCGAGCTTCGGCTACTTGAGGTCTATCTGAGCCGTATCAATCCGAGAGACCCCGAAAGCTCTAACGTGTCGTTTACGCTGGCTGAATATTGCAAACTGCTGGATTTGAAGCTCAATTCAAAGAACTTGAAGTCGCAGGTTAAGCACTTTTTGGGCAACGTGGTTTCAGTACCACTGAATGCAGATGGAACAGAATATGTGATGTATCCGCTGTTCACAAAGGCAGAGGTCAAGTACAATCGAGAATCCTTGTCCTATGACGTTTCAATCAACTGTAATCCTGACTTGCGGCCTGTGTTTTTCGACATTGCAAGAAGCGGCTACGTCAAATACCGTCTGCGCTATACGATTGGGATGAAGCAGCAAGCATCTATTCTGATGTACAGCATGATTCGAGATTGGATGAATCGCTCTCTAACATCGAACAAGATTGGTTTGAAGCAGCTGCGTGACCACTTGGGGGCAAACGATGCAAGTTATGACGATTTCCGGGCTTTACGGCGCAGAGTTCTTGAACCAGCAGTGGAAGAGATCAGCAATGTTTCAGACATTGTCGTTGACTTTGAAAAGATTTGCACAGGGCGAAAGGTAGTAGCAGTTGAGTTTCGATTCGGGTACAAATCCAAGCAGCCCGTCATAGATGCCGATTCTAGCGAGGTTGATTGTGAGGCGGCTAATTCCAAGCCGGAAATCAAAAAAGTCGCCAGAAAGTCCCGCACAAGCGGATACGAAGGGTACGACTGGTCTGTGTGTGATGCTCTATCTGTCCAAGAATGCATCGAGGTTGCAAAGGTTGTCGAGGTAAAGATGATGGAAGAACACCCATCTATCAAGCTGCCAAAGAGGAGAGATGCAGTCTACGACATTGTAAAGGCCGCGTGTGCAGATATTCTTTCAATTAACCGTGACCCTTGGCCTGACCATCCGAAGCGGTATCTGATTGGCAGTTTGAAGAAGGACGGTGCGATTGAAGAGTATCTTCCGGCATTTTATGAGATTGACGCACTGCAAAAGTAATCAGACATAGAAAATAAAAGAAAGAGTGATAAAATGGTAAAAATTATAGCTGTCGCCAATCAGAAGGGCGGCACAGGAAAAACCACCACAAGCACCTGCCTGGCTGGTGCATTGCAGTTGCTTGGCAAGAAAGTCCTGCTGGTGGACTGCGATGCCCAGTGCAACGCAACGGACACCTACGGCGCACAGACAGAGGATGTATGCACCCTGTTTGATGTGATGACCCGGCAAGGTACGGTCGAAGAGGGAATCCAGCACTGCGAAGCTGGTGATATTCTGCCGTCCGACAACGCATTGAAGGACATTGACGAGCAGCTTGTCCGGGACATGGGTAAGAACTTCCGGCTGCGAGAAGCCCTTGAAAGCGTGTCTAGGCAGTACGATTACATTGTGCTGGACACTCCCCCGCAGCTTGGTCTTGCGCTTGTGAACGCGCTGATCGCCGCCAACAGCATCATCGTGCCCATCACAGCAGACCGATACGCACTGGCTGGTTTGAGCCAGCTTTCGCAGACCATCGGCGATGTTCGCAGATACTTCAATCCGACATTGAAGATTGAAGGCCTGCTTCTGAACCAGTACAAGAGCCGCGAGAACCTGTCCAAAGAGGTTGTGGAGCAGCTCCCTGTGATTGCACAAAGCATGGGCACGACGCTGTTAGACGTGAAGATTAGACCGTCTATGGGCGTTCGTAAGGCGCAGGCAGAGCGGCACAGCCTGTTTAGTGGTGACACGGCAAAGAGTACCAGCGCAGAGGATTTCAAAGAGCTGGCAAAGAAGATTGTGGGAGGAGAAGAAAAATGAAATTGATTGACGCAGAACCGCTTGAAAAAAAATTCAAAGGATGGATAGAACAAATCAAGAAAGAATATCCGTTCGGGAAAATAGAAGATATTGATGGAGTGGAATCGTGCCTTGCTGAGCTGGAAGATGCGCCAGCCATTAGCTTGGATGAGCTTACAGATAGCGATAGGTGGATCAGTGTTTCAGATAGACTTCCAGAAAGGCGCAAGACCCCATGCCCTCGTGGAAACAATCCTGATTTTAGCAATGTAAGCGAAACCGTATGGATTTGCACGCAGGAAGGGTATACGATGGAAGGTACGTTGGAGGGCAATTCTTGGTTTGATGATATGGGGCAGTGCCTTTCAGACTATTTTGAAGATATGGCAGGCCATCATGTCACCCATTGGATGCCTCTGCCTAAGCCGCCAAAGGAGGATGTAGAATGAAATCAACCAGCAAAAAATCCTCAGGTCTGCTTGGTGGGTTTGATTTTCAGCCTATTTTTTCGGAACAGCCATTAAGCCGAAGTGAGCCAAAGGAAGAAGAAGTAAGCCAAGCAAAGCCGAACGAAGCCGAACAAGCACCGATTAAGCCCAATGAAGCCACAGACAGCCAAGCGAAGCCTAATGAAGCACAGTTAAGCAATATTAAGCCCAAGCAAGCCAAAGACAGCGAAACACAGCCAAGCAATGCCGTAGTAAGCGAAAGCAAGCCAAAGAAGCTGAAACAGGCGAAGGAAGTTCAACGTCTTATCGAACAAGGCGATGTATCCGGCGCACTAGCCGAAGCTGGCTTGACAAAGAAAAAAATCCCGATGCCGGAATCGCATCAGGGTGTTGCAAGCGGTGATGGCAAGCGTTCCAAGCGCATTACCATCCTTATGAGCGAGGAAGAGCGAAAGTACATCAACCGTGAAGCAAGACGGCACGGAATGACGATTGGGCAGTTCGTGTACGCTCTGGCGGTTGCAGCGGCAGAGGGAAAGATTGAGTTGGAGGATTTCTTGGAGGATTGAGGTATGTCGTGAAACACGATATACCTGTAACCTGTATCTTCCGGTATTAGGTGTTGACTTTTAAGCACACAAATAGTATACTTAATGTGCGCTCAAAAGTGGAGGTGAACGCATGAGTGCAAAAATGGGAAGACCAAAGCTGGAAAACCCGAACAGTGTTCGCACAAGCGTCCGTTTGGACGTGAATACTGACAAACAGCTTTCGGATTATTGCGAAAAAAACGGCATTTCTAAGGGAGAAGCCGTTCGTGAAGCTGTCCAGCAATGGCTTGAACATCAAAAATAAAAAATCCCCTAAACTGTTCGTAACTTGGCGGTCACCGGCAGTTTAAGGGATTACACTCCATGCGATTATGGGTGATAAATCCATTATATCATCTTCATAGTTGTATTACAAGCAAGATTTTTGTGGTAAAGCCAATGAACATTCCAGCAACGAAAGAAGAGATTCTCGAAAATTTCGAGCAAAACAGCAATGGCCGTCCGCTCAACAAGGATGATTATGAGATTGCGGAAGCGTTATCTCGAATCACTTACAAGGCGTATGAGGTCGGAATGGAAGATGCTAAACAGTTGTATATGGAGGATATGATGGATAACAAGAGATGTAACGCACTTCACGTTTTTAAGAACAAGACCTTTGGTCAGCTCCGCACGATTGAAGAAGATGGTAAAATTCTTTTCTGTGCTTCTGACGTGGCAAAGGCACTTGGCTATACCAATGCACCGGATGCAGTAAAACGTCATTGTCGGTATACTGTAAAACGCAGTACACCTCACCCGCAAGCAAAAGATAAGATGATTGAAGTAACTTTCATCCCAGAGGGCGATGTTTACCGCCTTATCACCCACAGCAAGTTGCCCGGCGCAGAGAAGTTCGAGAGTTGGGTTTTCGATGATGTTCTTCCGTCTCTCCGCAAGAATGGCTATTACAGCCTTGCCCCGCAGGAGAACAAGCCAGACACGCGGAACGATGCAATCTTGCAAGTGTTGATGAAGAACACGGAAGTCCTGCAAGCCATCGTTCAGCAGAACCAGCAGATTATGATTGCTCTTACCAATCTGTCTGTCAACGATGCAAAGCGCACGATGGAGATTCGGCCTTACACTTCCCATCAGGGGCAAAAGGGTGACGGCAAACGTAGCAAGCGAATAACAATCCTTATGAGCGACAGCGAGCGGACGTTCGTTACGAGAGAAGCCCGCAAGCATGGATTCACGGCAGGTGAGTACATCTATAACCTGTCCGTTGCAGCATCGAAAGACCAGATTGACTTAGGATAATCCAGAAGAAAGCTAGAGAATAGAACAGGCAGCTATCACCCATCGTTAGGAGATGTGGGAATCGTCACCCCACCTAGCTTTTTCAATAGTAAACCCCTGTGTAGTCACAACGGCTACACAGGGGTTTGTTTTACTTATCAGCAATGCAATCCCAGTAGAGATATGCCTTGCCATCTGCGGCATCTGCGTCCTCAAGGAACGCCTTTGCCATATCAGCGTAGAAGCCCGGAGTGTCAACGGACTGACGCTTTGCGACCTGACAATAATCCGAGTACATCATGTTCATAACAGCCCAGAAATCGTTCGGGTCGCAGTTGATGTTGCGCTGCTTGGCCACGTCCTGCGTCTGCTCCAGCGTCCAGTGACAGCCCTTCGTGCCGTCAGCATTCACCATGCTGTCGCACCATTCCTCTGCTTCATCGTGTGTGAGGTGCTGGCGTGGCATCTTGATGGAGCGGCTGTCCGCGCCGCCACGTTCGTACTGCCCAGACCGTTTATCCCAGTCGCCGTTCTGCGAGAAGCCAATCTGTGGCATTCTGCGCCCATTCTCTACGTCAGGGTAGCGGGGGATAGGGTAAGGGTCGATGTAGCGGTTCTCCTCCTGCGGATAGTAGGGATAGCGGTCGTTGCCACCTTCCAGCTTACGCAGACGGCGTTCCATCTCACGTTCCCTGCGGTCACGCTCTTCCTCAAGGCGGTCACGTTCCGGCTCACGGTCTTTGTCGTGTTCACGGAGCATCATCATGCGGCGAAAATTGTTCTTGCCCATGCGAGAGATACGCTTTGCTCGATCATAAATTACTCCTTGTTGATGGTAGGCTTCTTTTCTGCCAGTGCCTTTTTCATCATGCTGACGGCCTTTTCGATCACACTGTCCAGTACTTCATCCGTGATGAAAGGCTTCAGCCAGTCCGGCAGTGCGCCGCGCAGCGCGGCAAAGACCTGTGCCTTTTTCTTTGCGCCCTGACCGCTGCCCATGATGCTGTCCTCAGCGATGGTCACGAGCTCCAGCGCCCACTGCTTGACGTACTGCTTGTAACCCAGCCGGATGGCACCAACGGCCAGCGCGGCAAAGCCAATGAACATCAGTACCAGTGCGATGGGTGCGGGGATAAAGTTAAACATTGCTTCCATGTTTTGTTACTCCTTCCATGAGGTAATTATCGATTTTTTCCTTGCTGGCCTGCATAGCGGGCACGTTGTTTCCGGTCAGCTGTGCTTCCAGCAGGGCACGAACGGCTTCAAGCGTCAGGCGGTTTACTTCGTCGATTCCCCCGAAGCGGGACAAATCGCGCCCAAGCGCCAAAGAATGTTGCGCATAGCCCGTTTCTAGCGTTTGCAAGCGCTTGTCCATCTCGTCAAGCCGCTTGTTCTGTGCGTCGTCTGGAGCCTGTGCATTTTTGACGTACTTGTGGATGATGTCCAGCACCTTGTCGATGGTGATGACCGCAGCGCACAGGCTGCCCAGGATGCCCAGCACCCACAGCAAAGCTTCTTTTTCGGTCATTTACCCTCCCGGAGACGGGTCAGACCCTTCTTGCTGATGATACCCGCATAGTCCTTGTATGCGTGGGACATGTCTACGTTGGTGACTTTGCCCGGAATGGCATCCACAACGCCCGGGATATGTGCCGTGCTGGTGTACTGCCACATGCCAAAGGGCCAGCCGGGAGCGGGCTTCTTCGTGCGGTAGGCGGCCAGCCACACGTCGTAAGGCTTCAGGGCCGCGCCGCCCATGTACAGGAAGGTGCTGCCGAACCACAGGCCGGTGTACAGCATGGCGTACACGCCCCAGCTTTCCACCGTGCTCAGCATGTGAGCCGTCAGGTCGGTCAGCGTGGCCTTGCCCAGCGGCTGCTGCACCTCGTCCTCGATGTCCACGGCCACCGGCAGCTCAAAGCTCCGGCCGGCGAGCAGTTTCTTGAAGTAGGCCAACTCCTTGTCGGCCTGCTCCCGGTTGGTTGCCTTGAAGTAGCCATACACGCCGCAGGGGATGCCCAGCCGCTTGCACTCTGCGTAGCTGCGGGCAAACTGCGGGTCAGTGTAGGGGGCGCTGGGCCTGCCCGCTGCGCTGTTGCCCATGGCGCGAATCATCACACCATCCACCTTGCCGCTTGCCTTGACCTTCTCCCAGTTGATTGCGCCCTGATGCCGGGATACGTCCATGATTTCAGCCATAGTGTCCTCCTTACTGCGTGATTTCCTCAAAGCCGCTCTTGACGAGAATCGCCTTGACCTTCTCCTTCAGCAGGCGGGGGCAGCGCTCATACAGAGCCCTTGCGTCCTCCATAGTCTCAGCAGACATAATTTCCTGTGCCCACAACATTGCCATCATACGTACCATCCTTTCTAATTTTTGTGTGATTTTATGCATAAACAATCTCGCTCATTTCAAGCAAGCATTGCCTGAGCATTTTGTTTTCTTCCTGCAGTGCCGCCACCGTCTCCGGCAGCTTCTCCCGAGCTTCGGCCTTTTTGCGCTCTTCCTCCTGCGCGGCCAGCTCTTCGGCGGTGTAGCGGATGTATTTCTGGATGGGCACCTGTTCCACCCATTCCTCCTGCGCGGTCACGCCGGGGCGGTCAATGATCTTCTGCACGTCCTTGCCACCGTTCGGATACTCGGTTACGGTCTCATAGTGAAAAAGTTCCTCCACGCCCTCTACAGCGGGATGGATGATCTCTTCGGTGTCGTCAGTCAGGTAGCCCAGCGTCAAGTCCGGGTTTTCCACGACCGCGCCGGTCTCGTCAAGAATTTTCATAAGTCAAAATCTCCTTTCTCAGGCCACGCGCTTCCAAATGCATACATAGTAGGCGGCGGGCTGCACGGTGCTGCTGCGGCCATAAATGGCGTTGGACT